GAGCGATTTTCAAATGATTTAAGAATAGAATCTACATCACCATAAGTCATTCCAGGAGCAATTTGATCCAAGTCTGTACCACCCGTATTACCATCTGTAGGCTGTAAATTTATAGATTCCTGAATTACTTCTGCAGCTTTTGGAGCATAATTTTTAAGAACTTCTGCAAGCTCCCATATCTCATGTTTCCATAAGTAGCGAATACCTACATTATAATCCCCTACGTCACCGTGTACCGTATAGAAACCAAGTTCATGCTCAGTAGCATTATCTGTATCAATGACTATTCCTTTATAATGATTAGCTAACTGATATAGATATATCATACGAAGACGCGCCATTATATTACCATCAGCTATAACAGAAGCCTTAGATTCTTCTTCTTCATTATAGAATTGCTCTCTAAAGTTACAATAGAATGGAAGCATATTGACTTCTGCAAAGTCATCACATAGTAACTTTCCAAGTCGATTAGCTATAGATGTATCATCTCCTGCATTTTTAATTGGAAGACTTCTTCCAATAAATGTAACTTCTGACAAATCCTTAGTAGCTAGATAGCATATTACTGCAGAAACAGTACTATCTATACCTCCACTAAACCCGAGAACTACACTCTTTAAATTGTAATGATTTACGTAGTTTTTTAGTGAATTAACAGCATCACTTACCCACTTGTCCCAATTTTTCATATTCTTCTTTCGTTAAAACAGTATTATGTAAATGATCTATATTAACTAACCATTTCTGTCCATTTTCATCAACTGTTACAACCCAATCTGAGTCTTTATCCTCTTTTATAAATACTCTTTTATGATAAATATTTTCTGGAGGATAGTAACAATATAACTCTTGCCCTGGAGTTAATTTCTCTCTAGGTTTAGGTGGGATGCCCACAGGTTTTGTAGGCATTACCACTTTCTCCTTTTTTGTAGTAGATTTACGAGGCATTTAATAAAATATGGTCTAAGATGTCATGTTGTACAGCATTTCCAAGACGTTTACCCTTATCATCCGAGCGTTTAATGCAAGGAAGTTTAGGTGCTCCCTTATGTTCTTGACATTCTATAAGTTTCATTACTTCATTAAGTGGAAGTACTCCACAGTCATTAGTAAGATTAGTACCTATACCGGCTACAACGTTTATTCTACCTAAAAAGTAATCTCTAATCTCCTTAAATCTTGGGAAGTTAAGAGCATTACTCATAACAAGAGTTTTAGTCATAGGATTAATATTCATGGACTTGTAGTGTTCTACAAATAAATCTCCTAATTCCATTTCGTTTCCAGAGTCTATTCTAGGCCCATCAAATAGTTTACTATACTTACGAGAGAATTGACTTATAAAGAACTTAGTAGTATAAGTATCAACTAAAACTGTTCCTAGATCTCCGTCATAGCAACGCACCCAGTCTCTCATTGAGAGTTCATTTGCTTGCTGATAGCCCCACACAGCACCATGGAACATTACCCACTCATGTGGAAATGTACCACAAGGCATCATATCATATTTAAGGGCAAAGTAAACATTTGAAGTACCTACACAAGTTTTAGAATTTTCTTTTAAATACTTAACAACTAGGTCGTGTACATTTGAAGAATATCTTCTTCTAGTTCCAAACTCAGAGAATACCAGGGATTCTCTATTAGCAAAGTCTATTTTCTCTTTTAATTTACTATACATTAAGTCTATATTAGCACTTATTTTATTATAAGTGTAATAAGTCTCAGATACGGTGTATAAGATTGGAATCTCATAAAGAGTTACTTTATAGAGATAATCGGTTACCCTTATATGTAAATGCCCATCATTATCAAGCCATGCATTTATTTTTTCAGGATCAAAGTAGAAATTTCTAAGCCATTCCCAGTAAGCTGTAGGAATAAATCTTGATAGCCAAGGGTTACTTATTACTTTTTCATACTCTGTATAACTGAGGAACACATATTGAAGTTCGGCTAAATTACTTTTAAGAGTCTTTAAAAAGTTCTTATCATATACAGTATTATTTCTGTCTACATACTCAAATGTTCCTATAGCATTCGGATAAAGCTTCATATATGCATACGAAGTAGTAAACTTATAAAGGTCAGTGTCAAGAATACTTAAAATCATAAATTATACTTTTTATTAAACTTAGATAAGATTACATATAAATCCTGGGGAAGTCTTTCTTGAGCTTCATTAGCTATATCTTCAGGTATTCCCCAATAAGCTGCAGCAATAGCACCAGCCATACAAGCTTGTGTATCAGTATCCCCTCTCAGTAAGATTGCTTTACGAACAGTTTCCTCATAAGAGTCACTATTTAAAAAGCAACAAATAGCTTCGGGAACAGACTTTTGGCAACTTACTTCAAACTTATAACCTGCATCCATAATTTGTTGTGGAGTTCTATTCAAGTTATAGTCATGAATATGGTCACGAAGTCCAATTTTCATTGCACTTTTACTCCAATTATTTAAAGCAGCCCATACACAGAAAGCAATAGCTTGTGCACCCTTAATTCCCTCTGGATGATTATGGCTCACATTAGCAGTAAGCCAAGCAAGAGTGAGTATATTTTCCTCTTTATCAGAGATTACTCCCACAGGACTAACTCTCATGGCAGAGCCATTACCCCAAGAATTATAAGGCTCTGGATTATCAGAGTCAAGCCATTGTCCAAAGTTACTGCCATATCCTCTGTCCCGATACTTACGTCCTAACTCTTGCATACATTTAATAAGGACTTCATAATCAAAATCCTCACTTTCTAGTAACCATTTAGCTACCGCAAGAGTCATTACTGAGTCATCAGAGAAAGTGGAATGATCTCCCCATAATGGGAAATTTGGAGAAACACTTACTCCATGGCGTAAAAACTCGTAGGGAACACCTATCATGTCCCCTGCGATTGCACCTAAAACTGGATTTTTTATCATACTTCAATAATTGTTATATTATTTTGATCAGCTAGTTTTCTAAAATTGTCATCACTTAGTGATGCAGTTAAGTTATCAATAATAACTGGATTGACATCTTTTAGAGCTAGAGCAGTTTGCATCACACATATATCTCCTGCTAAACCGCATATCTGTACAACTTCATCTTCATGAAACTGTATATAAGGTTCCATTGAATCTGTAGTAGCATACTCTTTCCAATGAAGGTATCCCTCAGTTTGATGGCTAAATGCACTAAAAGCCTCAAGATATTGTCCTTTTTGAAGATGGAAATGGAATAATTTATTCTTTTCTATAGCTTCAACAATAGGAGCATATATCTCAGCTCCATGAGTTCCACTTACACAATGTTCCGGAAATGCACCACCTTGCTCTATAAATGAGCAGTGCATTCCATTATGAAAGTCTTGAGTAGTTATTACAGTAGAAATTTCTCCAGAATTTAGATATTCTACAATGTTATCAAGAGCTTGTTTACCTCCAATAACTGGTAATTTACCTCCCTCAATAAAATCATATTGAGCATCTACAATAATTAACGTTTTATTCATCCTGTTTTTGTTTTAAGTTTAACTTGTTAAGTACTATTTCTTTTAATTCGTCGTCCATCTCTGAAAGAACTAGCTCAAGCACTTCAGTAATTCCTTGAATGTAACCTTTTTTATAATCTTCACTCATCATACATAGTTTTATTATTTTCAACTTGATACTCTAAACGTTTTATAAGATCTGTATAACTAATAGGTTTAAAATTATTCCAATCTACCCCAACATCATATTGGGTTGATTTAATATTATCTTGCATTCTCTTTGCATCAATACCATCAAATTTAAATGGGCTACTATGAACATGCCCAAATAATTGATATGTATGAGAGTGATGTCCAGGATAACATAGATAAGGATAATGATTTAAATAGAAATTGTTAGGGCCAATTATTAAGTGTTTCTGAAAACTAACACTTTCAAACAAATTCATATATCCTTGTCTTATATTCTTCTCATCATGATTACCAAGTATGAGGTGGATTCTACCATTTAGTTGTCCAAGAAGTGAGTGCCAGGCTGCTGAACCTGCAAAACAGAAATCACCGAGATGATATACTATATCATGTGGGCCTACTGTTTTATTCCAATTATCTATTAGAACTTCATTCATTTCATGGACATCTTTAAATGGTCTCCCACAAAACTTTATAATATTAGCATGGCAAAAATGAGTATCTGAGGTAAAAAATACCTCAGATACATCACTTAATTTATCTATCATACAATTAAAGATATTAATAATAGTCTAAGTAAAAATCCTATGGCAGTACCTACAACTGTAAGAGTCCAGTCTATCCAGTCCCATTTACCTCCCCATAGCTTATCTTTTACTTCTAGTACAGTCGCTACAGTCATACCTACATAAATAGCACAGTAAGTATCATCTGATAGTCCACCTAGTACAATACCTCCAACCAGATGTTTCCATCTATTAGAAGTTTTAAACCAATCTATTATTTTACTCATTAAACAAATAATGCTAGAAGAAGACTAAGTACAATAGCTATAACTGCACTTATAATAGCATTCTTGTATGAGAATTGCTTATAGAACATTGAAGATAATACTTCACCAAGAAGAGCACCACTGGCACCTCCAAGACATGCATATAGTACTTTTGTTACTGTACTAACTGGCATTCCAATTATAAAATCTTGTGCAATCAATACAACTGAGATTACGACACCAAATATGATGCCTAAGATTGGGGTTTCAAGAAATTTTTTTAACATAGTTTTAAATTTTTAATAATTATTAAATCATCTTTTTAGTATGTTTCTCATCTAGAGCATACTTACTCTCAAATCTTTTGGTATAGCATTCACATTGTTTATATTTAAGACCAGAATTACAGAATGGACATATTTCATTACGCCCTACCTTTTTTCTTCTTCTTACCCACGGAGTATGCATCTTCATCCACATTTTCTGTATATCTTCATTACTAAGGAGTTCTTTCATAGCCTCTATTTTATTTGCGATTGGTTCATTTACCATGTGTCAAAATCAGTTATGTCATAAGGTTCACAATCTTTACAACAAATGCTACAGCAAACACCTATTGGTCCAGGAGTGAATCTATATTGATAAAAATTAGATCTGTGTTCTTTCTTAAATTCTTTTGCTTGTTGTACTTGCTTCTCATTAAGCCAGTATACATCATAACTTCTAGGGAGTATATAGAATTCTCTAGTGTCTACCCATTTATGACATTTCCACCATCTTTTAATCGAAGTCAGGATCATAAAATATCTCCTCTATGCATTCTACTAAAGCTTCTAATATGAAGCTTATTTTAGATTTAATTTTCTTATAGATACCCATTTATAGTAAATAAATCCTTTAGTTTTTCAGCCAAGTATCTAGCATCAGGATGTGCATTTGGTGCACATCTTAATCTAAAGAAATCTTGCCATTGATTAATTGTACCTGTCATTATAAGTTCAGTCTTGAGAGCATTTGGAAGTATTTGTCTAGCTTGCTGCGGAACTAATTTAGTTCCGTCATCAAGCATAAGCATATCCAGGTAGCATCGCTCTATCTTCTCAAGAGTGTCCATATATTCAGCTACTGTTCTATCTTCAGTACTAAGATAATGCATAAGAACATCACCTTTTGTATCTCTAATATAATCTCTTTTAAAACCTGTAATAGAATCTATAGTAGAAGCTACATCTTCTTGGATATCATGTATCCATCTAGGAATTATAAATGTAATCTCATTACCAAATTTATCCTTACTATAGTTACAATAGCGTGTTGACTCCATAAGGAAACTAAATTGACGATGGCGTACAAATTCATGGCTTACTCCCCTATCACATACGAACTTTACAGTAACACGTCTATAAAAATGTTGATAAGCTCCATTGTTCCATTGGAACTCATCTTCTGTAGGAGTTGCCATGTAATCAAGGAGTTGCTCGTATCCATGCTCTACAAGGACTCTATAGTTAGTGGTTAAATAGATAAAGTTTTGTCCATCAAAATCACCTCTATAATCAAAGCCATAATATTGATATGGACAATCCATAAAGTTAAAATCATGATCATCTACAATTTCATTCCAAACTTCATGTGGAATAGCAAGATAGCAAGTACCATGTTCAAGAGCAGCTCCATGATTTCTATTCTTAAGCATTTTTACAAACTTCTTTGCTGAATCTTCTGTTATATGGTCTTCTGATTTATAAGCTGTACGACCAGCTATTTCAATCATTTTCATCATACCATTAATACCAGGTCCTTGCTGGATAATTTCAACAGATGGTTCAATAAATTTCATTCTTTAATCCAACGTCCTTGTCCTAAATAGTTAGGTTCATTCTTTAATAAATAATCTTCATAATCATCTATAATAGGAGCTTCACATATTGCATAAAAGAAAGATACTAATCCTATTAATGCTAAAATTCCTAATATTACTAATGCTGCTTTCATATTTAAAAAAATTCTACATTATCTATTGTCCACCCATTGTTTATAAGTATCTCAAAGATTTTAGGAGTTTCATCTTTATTCATTTCCTTACTTATTTGTAAACTTACTCCTTTCATTTTTTCTTAATTTCAAATTTAACTTGAATAGGAGCATCTTTCCATTGTTGCTGTTGCACAAAGGAAGGTAAATGATCTTTAAATGGAAAATCATCAAGGGAACAAGCGTTCCCCTGATTATTCCACACGTTACCATCTCTTACTGGCTTATCTTCAAAAAGCCACTTGTCATTGTTACTATCAGTTACTACCCACATAAATTACCATAAATTGTTTATACGCCTAAAATCTTCACCTTCAGGAATTGGACAGTTATCTTGCCATTCTATAGGTTTAATATGAAAATAATCTGAAACATTGTCCCAACTATGTGAAGTTAGAGCTAATTCAGTATCTACTAAATCTTTAGATTCTGGAAATAGATTAAGTCTTATAGATTTAGATGTTATATTAGATAATCCTCCAAACACACTATCATAACCATTGCTAAAATTTCTAAGTACTTCTATTAATCTTATTAGGTCCTTAGCATTATTATGTATAGTATAAGTAATTCCATCTAAGTATGGTAATATATAATCCCATGTATACACATCACATATAGATGTATATAAATAGAATTTAGGATAACTCCCCATGAAATTAGTAATACCCTTAATATCACATATAGCTTCTTTAACTAGTGTAGGGAATTTTAAAGGTTCTCCACCCGTAAGGATGAATTCATCATAGTCCCATCTACTAATAACGGGAATGTCATTCTCCAAATTATACTGCTTATTGCAGCATAATGGACAGTTGTTAGGACATTTAGCCGTTAATAATAATCTACATCTTTTATTCATAAACAAAAAAGTTTTAATATAATATATATTCCTCCAATTGTTATAGAAGGTATGACTATAAGCATTATAAATATTAATAAGACTACCAACATAAATTCTTCTGTATCATTAAGATTTTGTTGAGTAAAGAACTTATAAACTCCAGATAACATAGAAAATAGGAGGTATCCTAATATAATACCTAACAGAATATGTATAGAACGAGCTAATATTAATGTATCCAACATGTTCCAACTTCTGGAGCAGCAGGTATTGGAAGATGCTTACAGAACTTAGTTGCAGACTCTTCCATTATCTGTTTAAGTATCTGCGGTACAGCTGTAAGTTCTTTAGGATACTCTGCTACACATTCATCATGCACTAAATCACATAATAGCACTTTACCAAAATAGCCATTCTCTACTATCCACTTAAAGAAGCTACTCATAGCATCCTTAAGTATGATAATTCCGGTACCTTGAGTTGGAGAATTAAGCACCATACGAGCCCACTTACTCGTACCTCGTCTTAGTTCAGATGCTTTATGATATTCTGGAGTCTTAATAAACTCTTTATAAGATAATGTATCTTTTAAATAGTCATATCTATCCCAGAATTCCTCATCATCCATAGCCTTTCTCCATTCAGGCCAATCTGGCATAAAGGTTCTATGCCCAGTATGTTTACATATTACAACATATCCAGTTCTACATACTTCTCTGAATCCTTGTTCTTTAAAAGCAGCAATTCCCTGGAACTTATTATAATAGCTGTCTACATATTTCTGAGCAGTCTCTTTTGGTATTGCAAGTTGAGTAGATAGTCCGTGAGCGCTTCCTCCAAACTGAATTAGAAACTCAGGACTCTTAGCGTCTTTTCTAAGTTTAGGATATTTCTCCTTAACTTCTTTGGTTGTAATTCCTTCCTCCATTTGGTCCCCGAAGAAAGTAATAGCCATAAGACTATGAATATCTCCACTACCATACAGGAATTCATCTATCATATGTTTCTCATTATAGATGTCTGCCCCGAGCCTACTTTCTAGAGCAGAATAATCACAACTAACCATCATATTACCTTTTTCAGGTACAAATGCACCTCTAGTGTCTTCATCGGCGGGTAGATTCTGAATTTGTGGATAACCACACTTTCTAAGTTTAGCTGGAAGTTTAGAAAGTTCTGCGTGTTTTAACTTAGCGAGATCATCATTATTTTGTTTACTTCCACATGCCATTCTACCTGATGAGGCTCCAAGCTGCTTAAAATTCGTATGAATCCTACCAGTATTGGGATTAATAGCATTAAGATACGTTTGTCCATAAGTACTACAAACTTTAGATGCTTCCTTATAATCGAAATACAACTTTAAGAATTCATCATTAATTCCTTTTTGAACTTTGAGTGCTTTTTCCACTACAGAATCTTTGTCTTCTCCTGTAGCTTTATCCTCTACTTTAGTATTAAAACCAAGTAGTTGACAGAAGTAAATAACCTGATCAGAACTATCCCAATTAAGTATACACTGAGGTTCTGTGCAAAATCCGCTCCATAAATCACCTTGTAAGTCTATCTTTATAAATGGAATTATCTTCCCACTTTTATTTTTAATATAGAATGGCACACTATAATTTTGAAATAAATCATCTTCATTACCAGATTTACTATATGGTTTAGACGATGGTTTAGCATTAGATGGAGGTTCTTGTATATGGGCTGGAATAAAGGAAGATATTACATATGGAATGTTTACCATATTATCTTGACCATTATTACCTTGATACCACTTAATAAGGAATTGATTTAATTTTTCAAGTCTATCCATTCTATTATTTTCATCATTTGCCATTTTAGCTTTCCATTTAACTATATCTAGTTTAATTCCACACCATTCTAAATAAGCAATAACTGGAACAAAGTTCATCTCAATTTGTAAGGCCTTCATGCATTTACGTTTCTTACAAATTTCAATTTGCTTCTTAGCTATATCTACCAAGTCTACAACATCATTAGCTGCATACTCTATAACGTCATCATCTAAGCCCTTATATTGGATTTGACCCCTGACTGATTTATCAATATACTTACCAAGATAGCGCATTGCAATCTCATTAAGAGCATAAGATATTCCTCCAGGTTTACCAGCTGGAGGGAATCCTAAATATATAAGTTGCTCTGCTATCATAGTATCATAAACCTTTAACGGAACTATTTCATAATTATAAAGCCACTGTAAATCAAATTTTAAATTTTGTCCTATAATAAGTTTACTTTCAAGTACATCTTTATAAAGACGTATATCAACAGTAGTCCAATCTACTACAAATTGAACACTTTTGTCTGGAGCACCAAATTGAGCAGATAAGGGTTTTCCTACATGAGGATCTTTTCCAAGAGTCTCAGAGTCAAACTGCACACTAGACCAAGTTTCTATAACCTCTAAAGACTCTTTAACACTAACTCTAGAAAACTTAGAGAAAAACGTTACTTGATTAGTTACTACATATATCACATTTAAAGACCTTTAGTTTCGGAGGCCATATATCTCCTACACACCCTTTATTGCATCCAAGTCCTATCCACTTTATATCGGGAAAGAAATTAAAGAAATAAATACAGGTACCTATAGCAAAATTAGGAATTTCATAATCATTTATATATAACATTAAATGATCGTCCATTATATAGCCTCTTATAGTATTTAACCAATATATCTTTTGATTAGATAGTATCTCAGCAAAGTTTTTATCTTTAAGATTCTGATTACTTACTATTGTAGCAAGTCCAGAATCTGGATCTACAAATACAGGTTTTCGTTTCTGTAAAAACTCTTGTTCAGTCATCAGTTTCTTTTACTTGTTCAATATCTATTTGATCTATACAATCATTATCCCAATCTACTAGTCCTTCGCCGTTACAAACAAGCTCTATAGCTTCCTCTTCTGACTTTGCTTCTACTTCATAGTATCCACATAGCCAGTGTCGTTCATGAGTCTTTATTTTATAATTAGCCATAATTACACTCAGGTTCGTGTGGATCTATTTTACAATCTCTATCTGCACAGTAATGATAAGGAACTCCATTAGAATCCTTCATTAATTTATGATATCCACATCCAAAACAACTTCTCATTTTCATAATTTATCAACACTTAGAATCTCAAAATAGGTCATATCTTCTTCTGTAATTTCCCCTTCTATTGTATCTTCCCTTATAATATCTTTAGCCTGTTTTTCAGATTCAGCTTCTACTTCAAAGTCGATATGATAACGTATTTCTTCTATAACTTTAACCCTATACGTATTCATTAGTCTAAGTATTCATCATCAACATAGTATATTCTATCACATCCATCTCCATCTAATCCAAACCTTGCTACCCATTCACCATTCTCAAGAGCTTCTTTTCTAATCCTGATGTTTCCACCACACATATGCCCACCATTAGCAAGTCCTGCTAAGAGAATGAAAATCTCCCTAACAATATCATCTCTGTCAGATTCTATTTCTATAGTTAGACACTTTCTAGGCTCTTTATGCCTTTTAGTTGTGTAGGTATCGGGATAGAATTTTACAGATTTAATATTAAATAGTGGATAGATAATATAATTATCTTCATCCCATTTCTTAAGTTGTTCTATAGTAAAGTACTTTAGACTAAGGTCGTGATCTGGAATTAAAGGTTCATCAGTGTGTTCCACTGAATATGGCTCTCTAACAAACCATTCACCTTGCTCCCATTCCTTAGTTTCATAATTTTTCTCTCTAAAGTCTAGGATAAGATTTTCTTTATTTTTCCATCCTCCTTGCATTATATATAGCAAATTAAGTGCCATATCACAAGCTCCATTATCAAATGGACCTGAGCTTTGAGTTTTAATTCTTACCATTAAAATTTTCCTTCATTTGGTTGTAAACAAGTAAGACCTAAGTCTCTATACATCTTAACTACTTTAGAAGAATCATCAAGAACAAAGTCTACATAATATTTATCTTTAATATTTTCTTCAAATAATTCTTTCTTAGAAACATCTCCTCTTTTACGAGAACCTATAGGTCTAAGAATGAGAGCATCAAGATGTATTCCTACATTTTCACATTGTTTAAGAGTGCATGCCCTTATTTGAGGTTTATCTTCTCTTCCACTTAATCCTATTACTAAGTTACCAGTAGCTTGATAGGCCTTAACAAGATTAATAACAGACCATATAGGCTCATCCTTTAAAATGTCAGTAGGTTCTAAATTATCACCATAGAAAGGTCTTCCATTCGTATTTAAAAATAAAGTACCATCCATATCCACAAGAATACAATGAGGAAGATTAGGATTTTGTTTCATTTCCTTTTCTTTCATCTTCTTGATACTTTCTTGTATTATATAGTTTCTATAAGTATTCCATGTTCTCTTGATGACCATTTCACCAATGGGATTTGGTCTATTCTTATCTCTTCTAATACATTCCTCAACTGGGGTATCAAATAATACTCGTTCAAGTTCATATCCATATTGTTTTGCCCAATCCTCATAATATGCAATAGTTTTAGGGTTAAGATTCATATTGTCTATAACAATATCATATTCAGAAAGTACAGCTTTCTTTAAAAAGGCTTCTTCTATTGCTTTTAACATTTTCTCTCTACTTGGTACCCAATACTCTCCTAGCATATTACGAAGATCATCATAATTGAGTCTTACTCTATGCTCTGGGTCTTCAGCTGCCCATTTCTTAGCATATGTACTCTTTCCAGAGCCCTGTCACTGGATCCCCTGAAGTAATATTAACTTGCAGGGGATCCTTTCATTTTTATTTTGTTCCATTTTCTTTTTAAGCAAACTAAATTATATTTATTTATAATATCTATAAATTTAGAAATATATTCTTCTTTATATATACCTATAGTAATAACATTTTTATCTTTTATTGGATTTATATGTACAGAGATATCTAGATAATTTAATAATCTTGTATAAAAGTTTTCCCAACATTTATGAGCAGTTATTTTTATACTAAACGAAGTATGGGACTCATTGTTATATTGTATACATCCATCTCCGTCAATAATACCTATTAGTAAAGCTAACAGTTGGTCTTTAGTATACTTTTCATAAAATGAAAAATCTGTTGGATTATAGGTTTTATTCTCAAAGATATTAAAGTGTTCAGAAAATGCCTTTATAGACTTTTTATTATTAAACACTATTCTATTACTGTTAGTAGAATCTCTACATTTTATAGTTCCATCATAATTTATATATTGAGCAAATTGTTCAAGAACATCTAAATCTTCATGTTTAAGGCCTAACTCGAATCTAGAGTAATCATTATATATACTACCATCAGCAATAATAAATCCAACCCAATACATTGAACTTATAGATTCATCTAGTAATCTATTAAGACTATTTTTCGGTATATTATAAAGGTCATTAAAAGTGTGCCCCTTAACAAATATTGTGGTGTGTTTTACAGCACAAGATTTACATAAGGACATACTCTTAACAGCCTTTGTATAATCACTTTTATATTTGTAGGTTATTTCCTTACCACATTCCGGACAAATTCTAACATAAGTATTATTTAAATCCTTATTTTTCGCCTTACATCTTCTACATATTTCTTTATTCTCTATTTTTCTTAAAAAAGTGGATTCCTTCTTAAAAATTTCTTCTTTTCCACATTGAGGGCAAGTATATTTGTATTCCATAATTAGATTATATATAACAAATATACTTATAAAATATTAAATGTCAAGGTATACAAGATTAAAAATTGTTAAATTTCCTGAGCCTTGAATGCCTTGACATAATATAATTTTACTCATTTTCTAATTGCTCTTCAGCATGTTCTAAGATCCAATCCCAGTTAAGATCATCTCCAAATCCTATATAGGTAAGACCTAATTTATCAAGAACTTTATATTCTTCCTTAGTGATTTCTTTCGCCCCATTAAGACGATCAAGAAGTCCTTCAGTAGAAAAATTTACGGATTCATTAGTTCCAAAATAGAATTCCTCCCAATCCCAATCTGTCTTACTTATGATTTCTTTTGCTTCTTCTAATTCCTGCTCTGACATTACCATGTGGAAGTAAATGTCAAATTCATCAGCATAATTACTATCACACTGTACTAGGTAGTATTTCATAATTAATCAATTTTTACACCAGTATCCTTAGAATACTCAGCATTTAAACTAGAAATATTACTATCTAAGCACATATCCATCGTTGCTGCCTTGAGAGAAGCATCTCCCATTGTGTTACGATAGCAAGATACAACACTATTAATAGTGTCATAACCTTTATACATCTTGCCACGTGTTGTAGCAAACTTACGACCTATTCCAACTCTGTCTGCATCTTGGGTATTAGAAATATCTGTTCCTATATAAAGGAATGTCCAAGAGTACTTGTCCTCCTGATGTTTAATCATTTCACGGATTCTAGATGGTTGATATGAGTGAGAACTATTCTCTTCACCATCAGTCATAATAACAATAAGATTCTTTTCTGGACGTTCTGATTCAGGCATAGCAGCAAGTCTTTCTCCAACTTCATCTATGGCTACACCAATACCATCATACATAGCTGTGCATCCTGATGGATTATAATTAAGAGTATCTTCTACTTCTTTAATATCCTTCATTACAAAGTCTGCTTCTTTTGGAGTAGTAGCAAATCTAAATATAGAGATAGCACAGGTTCCTTCTTTATTAGCTTTTTGTTCTTCTATAATCTTGGCAAATCCTTCTTTTACATCATAAACTGATGTCCACATTGATGAACTCTCATCGATAATAAAACAAACATGAATAAAATTACTTTTCATTTTCTTCCATCATAAATTATTTCTGGATCAGATCCAGAACATGTATGTAATTTAATCTCTTTTATGCTCATTTCTTCTGCATAGGCTCCAGTATCTGACATAAAATCTTCATACATCTGATCAACTTCTTCTTCATAAGCCTCTGGATCGTCATCAGGATCATTATCAGTATGGTCAGTTAATATATAACCATAATTATTCCATAGTTCTTCGTAGGCATCTTGCAAATATTCATCAGATATATGTCCGTTTTCTATTGGATCTGTTTCATCATATGCAGCAACTACTTCACTGCCATATGGACAATAAATTTCAATTTTCCATGTCTTCATAAGGTATAATTTCATGTATGCCTATTAAATCACAATCTGTATCATAGCAATCTTTACAGTCTATTACTTCATAATCTCCATCTAATATAATGTCTTGTATATCATTCTCATCATCAGCTTCCACTAAAGCTTCTACTTTTCTTCTAGTAGTTATATCTTCTACAAAGGTAACTTTAAACTTCATTTAAGGTATTTTTTAACATCAGGTTTTATAATTTTAAGTGCCTTCTCTTTTAATTGTCTTATACGTTCACTTGTTACTCCAAATTTAGTACTTATTTCATCAAGAGTCATTTCCCTGCATCCAAGTCCAAAATACATGCGAATAATGTCATGTGTACGTGGACCGAGTACAGATAATATTCTAACTATATCAGACTCCTTTGATTCTTTTAATAATGTAGAATCTGTAGCTGGAATATTTTGGTTTGGAATAATATCAACAAGAGTACCTTCCTCTTCATATTTAAATGGAGAATCCACAGACAGCATATGTGAAGACATATTTAATATAGATATTATTTTAGATTCATCAATACCAGTTATAGATGAAAGCTCTGCTATGGATGGGTCTCTCTCATTTTTAGCCACAAATTCAGACGTAGCTTTTCTTACTTTGTTTAATAGAGCAACCTGATTAAGTGGTAATCTTATAGTTCTAGACTTATCAGATAAAGCTTGTAGTATAGATTGTCTTATCCACCAAACAGCATAGCTAATAAATTTATAGCCTCTATCGGGATCAAATTTATTTGCTGCCTTTATAAGTCCAATATTACCTTCTGCAATTAAGTCTTCTAAATCAAGTCCTTGTCCTTGATATTGTTTAGCTACTGTAACCACAAATCTAGTATTAGCTGATATAAGATTATCTCTAGCTCTACTATCTCCTGCTCTAGCTTTATAAGCTAGAGCTTTTTCTTCTTCGGAAGATAGTAATTTAATATGACTAATGTCTTTAAGATAAAGATTTATAGAATCTCTATCTCTATTAGTAATACTTTGTTTAATAGTTATATTCTTCAAAATGGATAGTAAAAATATTTAGTCTTTTTATGTAAGAGTCTGTTCATTTCTTTTTCAATCTGTGTATTAGCCATTACTTTTGCTCTTGTATAGCTAGGCAAGTGACAAGTAACTGAAGACCAACCATACCATCTCTTTCTTTGAACTACATATACTGTATCTCCATATTCATCTAGGATTTCTTTTATTCTTATTCTTCTCCTAGCAACCTTTTCTACTTCAAATTGTTTTGTTGTTGTAGCCATTAAGAATTGTCCTCAATATTAGATTCTCCTGCAAGAGCGGCATCCTGCTCTAATCCTAGAAACTTAAAGCACTTTAATTTAAATGCTTCACTTTTCATATTTTCTATCTTAATAACAAGACCTTCATGTGGAACTGGATTATTACACTCTGGAGAGTTTTGTTCCATATTGAAATTCTTGTCATTAGCAAGCATCTGCAAGAAGTTATCACTCCAATGTGCATCTACCTCTAATTCTGGATATAGACCAAAGGCATATCCATAGTAATATTCTATTGCACAAAGTAAACTTCTATTTTTACACCAAGTCTGTACTTCATGTGCTGAGAACTCGTGTACTTGTCCATCTATATTAGTAAGAGTAATACGATACACAAGCACTTTAAAGTGTTTCCCTTGCTTATACTGTACTACTGTTTTTCCTGTAGTTGGATCTACTACTTGAGTTGGAGGTTCACATCCATAATCATAATTCTTTTGAATCCAACCTCCATTTGGAAGATAGCCTACTATTTCATAGTATATAGTCATACCTTTAATAAGGTAAGGCCTAATGAAATCATCAGCATATTTCCACACATCACAACCGTAGTATCCATCAGTTACTGCTTGGTTATAATATCTGTTCTTAATAACAGTTCTAGATGCATATACATAGTCATATATATCAAATGGATTACCTGTTAACCATTTAGCTATTTTCTCTCTCCATGTGAGCTTCTTGTGACACAAAACATAAGCAGAAATGCCACTAGTACCATGCCACTTGCTACTAATATGTATAATATCATCAGGCTTAATAACATGAGGACATTTCTTTATAAGTGTAGTATCATAATGGAATCTAAATTGTTCATCAATTATCTTATCAAGGCCCTTTTTCTTCTTTCTTTCTCTAGAAGAACTATATCCTCCAGAAGTTTTTTGCATTGCAACTACATACTTCTTAGAAATCCAAAAAGTCTTTCCATCATGTTCTACTTCGTCAAATTCAGTATTAGGAGTAATATCTTCTAATTTTGCATTTACAGAGTCAACTATAAAGTTCTGTAAATCTACAATAGGCATTAAGAAACCTTCAGACTTTACTCCTCTTAAGTTAATAGCCTTAACAATACCCTTATCTTCAAAATATCCAGTCTTTTCTGGATCTTTATTCTTTTCTTTATTTCTATATAAATTAAGGTATTGTAATAATTGTGGATTTATTTGTGAAAGTACTGGAAAATATACATAAAGTCCGGGTTCACTATCTATACCTACAGTAATTATAAATCCATCTACTACAGCACATTTTATTCTCTCTACTTTAGGGTCAGGATGTTTTACAAATTCCTGAATATCTACCACCTTAGATAGATAATTTACATTTGCATTTTTACTTACTTGTAATTTCATTTCTTAGATTCTAAGAATTCCATCATAAAATTGGAGAAGCATTGTGCTTGAGCTTCATCTGTAGTACAATCAAACATATACTGAAAAGCATGAAATAGTTCATGCCAGAAGGTAGCTTCTCTTTGTTTTTGTGGTATTATCTCTCCTGCAGTTGTTTTTGCTATTCTTATTTTAGCAGGAGTATAACTATAATCTCCATATATATCATCTTCTAATTCATCTATCATTTCTACACTATACTCTTGTCCTCCAATCTTAAATGATTTAGGTATACTGTCCATTCCATCCATTATTACATATCAGATTTATCACGGAAACAGATAAGAGAAGGCTGAAGTGGTACCCCAGTTCTTTCATCATTTCCATTAGAATAATAAAAGAACTTAATCTTAGCCATTTTATATTGATACTTAGTTTTAAAGTTACGAACATATTCTTCTTTAATTGCTCTGTCTCCCCAAGGTTTAGCTTTAAATTCCAATCCTGCAGGAGTAGTACAAGTAAATGTCATATCTTCTGTACCTCTAAGTCCGAGTTCATAATCTATAACTATAAATTCAGCATCTCTGTATTTTTTAACTTTTAACATATCATTAGTACGCCCGTTAGGCCTATAAACCTTAGAAGGATCTCGTATTACAACTCCTTCCCATCCTTCTGATACATAAATATCATGAAGTATGTTTATGTTTTTATACCCCGACACCTTTTGTTGTGGCACCATTTGGAATTGAAGCTCTCCTTCTTTCCATTCTCTTTCTGGATCAAATCCTAATCCTAGTTCATATTTAATGGCTCCTAGTATTTTAAGACGTTCTTCAAATGTTCTGCTAGTGTCTACGATATCGTATATATAGTATTCTAACCAATCACAGTCTACAGCGTTCTTTTCCAAACGTGCAGCACCTGAGATCTGTTGAAGACTTTTTCCGTGTTTATATAGTTCACCGTCTAGCACTACTCCAGGATGCCGTTGGAAGAATAAATTAAGTTTTTCATTATTTATAAAATGTAAGCACGCACAATCATAATCTTCTCCCCCTCGACTAGAAGTATGTATTTCTTTGCCATCATAGTATATAGAAGCCCTAACTCCATCAATTTTTCTGCTCGCGTACCAATAAGGAACTTTGTCAATGGTTTTCTGAGATACCTTATCAGCCTGCTTAGCTAACATTGGTTTCAGTACACCATGTTGATTAGTAATGTCTTCTCCAACTATTTCATTAAGTTCTTGCTCTGTATACTCCTCTAGTTTCTTGGATAGTTCTTTATAACCTTTATCTTTATATTCTTTTAATTTAGACATAAACTTTAGCTCTCCTTGAGCAATGTAGTTACGCCCGGCTTTTCCTTCTTCTATGTAAATATCAGGCTGTCTGGTATGTTTTCCTCCTAATTGATAGGTTTCTCTACATATAGTATAGGATTCTTCATCATGCTCTTCCCATAAGTCTACTACTCTTATTTTACCTTTGCTATCTCTAGTTACTAGTGTCATAAAGTATTATAATAGTCTTCTAGAGTATCTGCTAAATGAGCCCATCCAGGAATTTTACTATTTTCCTCATAGTTTCTCATAAAGTAGGCATCCCACATTAATAAAACATAATCTTGAGATTTACATTTTAAGCCTCTAAGTGCCTCAGATATAGTGTTTAACCAACATCCTGGATACTTATAGTTTCTATCTACTATAAGAACTTCTGCATCTATCTGACTTGTATTCATTAGTTCCATAGCTTTTATTATATAAGGATCCGACTCTACTACAATACTAGCATCTAAAAAATCAGAATTTTCAAGAAAATCAGTTATATTTTCTTTAATGTATTTATATACACTAGCTATTATTGTACTATTATCCCAATTATTTTTTTCAGCTTTTCTTTCAAGTTGTTTTATTTCATATGGAGATAACAAAGATCCTAGCTTAGCCCTTTTATTAAGGACTAAGTCTAGGTCTACATATAAATCATTTATATTCATTGTCTATAAATTCTACTGTTATATCACTATCATCAATCTCATACGAAGCCTCAAAAATTTCTTTAATCCAGTTTTTCAGTTCTTTGTTTAGATCTAGATTGCTAATATCTTCTCTTATTAAGAGTTTTTCTAGTATATAAGATCTAAAGTCAGTTATATCAAAGTCAACAACTTTATCAACCTTTATTTTGAGTGGTACTTCAGTTGGAAAATCTTTAAGGACTCCATCAAGTACATTATCAAATTCAGATTCTAAGTTATCAATCTGTTTTTCAAGTTCACGTGATTCCTTTTTAGAGTCAGTCTCTTTAATCTTGTTTTCAAGAGTAATTATGCTCTTATGTATTTGCTTTAATTTAGAAGTATCCATTGTCTTTCATATAAGTGTATAAGTCTTCTATATCTTCTAAATTTGCTATAATCTTATCATCTTCATATATATCTTTATCTACATCTTCAAATAACCACCAGTATACTAAATCTACTCCGGATTCTCCAGTTATCTGATTTAACCACATATCAAATAATGTATCTGCACTAAGATTTAAAGATGACTCATAGAAGTCAATTCCAAAATCATCAAGTTGTCTTAAAAATTCTACACCTTTTTTATAAGTAGAAACTCCTTTTATAAAGTCTTCTTTACTAATCATTTAAATAGATTTAGCTTATTAATAATAAGGTTATCTGGTTTTCTTGGTTCAGAAACAGCCTTCATTATTGGTGCTTTATTAGGTATTTGAGCTGCAACATGATTAAATAAATCTTCAATGTATTCTAAAGCTTCTGAATAACCATCTACTACATAAACTATTCCAATTTGGTCCTCAGATTTAAGAGTAATAAAGATATAATCAGCCCAGGCATCTTCACTTAAAGTATTACACTCATCTGGATCGTCCACATAGCTTATACAAGTCAGTACTTCCTTGTACAGTTTGTTGTACTCAGCAACATTTTCATTCCCAAAGCCCCAAGGCTCCCTCCAATTTTTTATATTGAAAATAGATAGGTGTGAGTCTGGAGTCATGTTCTTTTTAAGGTAGTCATAACGTTCAGTTATGAGTTCCTTATCACAATATATACCTTTCATTATTTATCAGTAAAATATTCGTCAAAGGTTTCTTGAGCAAGTTTTAATTGAATTTCAATTTGATAAAGTTCTTGCTTTGCATTTTGTAAATTCTTTACCCAAGTTACTGCATCCCAATCTTTTGAGCCAGGACGTAGTGAATCAGTTGAATCTGGAGCTAAGTCAGTAAGACTAGCAATCTTTAACTCTACATTAGTTTTCTCTTGTTTTAAGGCATTAACTAAATTTTGTTGTGCAATTTCAGCACTTGTTGAAATCTGAGCAGCGCGGCGCTTCAATGAAGCACTTGTATTATCCGAGATAAGTTCTTGAAACTTCTTCATAATTATCATTTATTTTATGCATAAGATTAACAAAATCATCTCCACTTTTTATATTGGGGCATTCATCTCTGTTTATTACATAGTATTTATTCATATCCTTACCAAGTGATCGTCTGTAATTATTGTAGTTACGAAGTAAATTCTGTAATTGGTCCCATTGTTCCCAATATACTATACTGCCCATTAGGTCTTCCATCTTAAGAACAATAAACTTACATCCTATCTCTTTAAATTGGTTTAGATAATGTTCTTTATATTGATTAAGAGCCCGTGTGCCCAAATCCTCCTTTTCCACGCTCTGTTTCATCCAGTTCGTCTACTTCTATCCAGTGAATTTGCTCTACTTTATTGAGAACTAGTTGGGCAATTCTATCACCTGCTTTAATTTCGAAATCTTCATCTGTAGTATTGAATAGTATTACTCCTATTTCTCCTCTATAATCAGCATCTACAGTACCAGGAGTATTAAGAACAGTAATTCCCTTTTTAAGAGCAAGTCCACTACGAGGCCTAACTTGGGCTTCATAACCCTCAGGTAAGGCTATAAACAATCCTGTTGGTACAAGTGTCCTCCCATGGGGCTTAAGTATTATTGTCTTTGTACTTCTTAAATCTAGACCTGCACTACTAGTTGTTTCATACTTTGGAAGTTCTGTATAACCTCCTTCTTTTAATACTTTTACATCAATCATAAGTTTCCTTTAAGTCTCTAATAAATTCTAAAGCTGCATCTAATACACTTTTATCACTCTCAGAGTAAAAGCATCTAAGTACCTTATCTTTATCTTTAATTATTATAAATGGCTCTTTCTTAGCTCCCCAATCTTTCTTTAAAGAATAACTTTCCTTTTTATCTAGAGAGCTTCCTGAATCTATAAATTTAAAATAGAAACCGTCTACTATTCCAGATTCTAATATCTTCTTTTCATCTTCTAAGTTCGAGGATACAAGCGTTAATTCTATCATATTCCATTTTATATACCTTGTAAATTAGTTCATCATCTTTATAAATAAAAATTACTGGTAAACTAAAATCAGCATAATAATAGTAAACCTCAACATCTTTAAGTTTATTTAATATTTCTTTATCTACATTAACAGCATATAATTTAATCATTGCAATACATAAGCATCATGCCTCGTTCTAGATAAAGCTACGTACTGAAGCTGTCTTTTAATTGTTTCATCAGAACAAGTATTTATGTTACGTAGATCTACAAATATATTCTCATATGAGCTTCCTTGTAGTTTATGTGAAGTAGAAGCATATCCGTAATCAAAAGATTTCTTTCTTATAACTCTTCCGTCATATATAAGAGCTTTAGGTGTAACAAAACTATGAAGTAATTCATAATATTGTTTCCAATATGAAGCTGATTTATAACTACTATACCCTTTGGATTCTATAGCTCTAAATCTTATTGCTTCTAAAGTACCAGCTAGATTTTCAAATATACTACTTGGGTTACTTTGTGAAAGAATTATTACTTCTTTTGAGTATTTGTCATAAGAATCATATAAGTCCAGTAAGTATCCTTTTATCTTACAACAAAAATGAGGAAGTTCAAATTCAGACTCCTCTGGGTCATTATCTACTATATAATCCATTGAATTATAAAACATAGTACCTTCAAAGTCTGCATTTTCGTAAGAAGTTAGGAATTCTCCTTTATGATATGGTATATTATCATTCCATAAAAACTTTCTAACTGCTTGATTAAATAGTGCAACTCTAGTATTAGTAAAAGTAGCAATTTTAGTTTGTAAAATATTTCTACTTTCTATTGCTTGTAAAAACTGCACTTTAGCTGCACTTAAAAATTCAAGCATATTAGGCATTACAATGAGACTTCCAGCTTCAGAAATCTTACTGTTCAAGTGTCCAAGTTTATGCTCTCTAAGGGTCTGTAAGAGGTCTGTAAGGGCACTTTCTGAGGATTGCCTATATATATGAGTCAGTTCAAACTGATTTGGCAAATCATATACTTTTGAACATCTTCTACTCTTTACTGGATTAAGTTGCTTACTATCACTTAAAAATATTATCTTAGCTTTCTTGTCATAGCATTTTTTTATTAAAAGATCAAACAAATCATCATTTATCATTGATGCTTCATCACATATAATGACACTTTTTGGAATAATTGCATTTACAACTTTTGAAGTTCTGAACTCTAACTCTCTAAAATCTAAATCAAGTATTTCTACATTTGGAGATAGAGAAAGAAGTTTATGAAGAGTAATAGAATCTTCATTAGTTGTTTGTCGCATAACAAGTGCCGCTTTATGGGTTGGAGCACATAATGAATAGTCAATCCATTCTTCTTTTAAATAGTCTATAATTTCTTTTTCTAAGGTAGTTTTTCCAGTTCCAGCTGATCCACATAAAGAAAATGCTATATCATTGCTGTTCTTTATAAAATCCTTAATAAGAGAAAGAGCCTGGAGTTGTTCTTCTCCAAGCTCAAAATCTCTTTTCTTAGACTTATTTACTGATAAATTATTAAAATCAAGCATGAATAGTAATAGGTAAAATACCGTCGTGCCCTATCCATTCACAACTCCTAGGATTCCATTTATTGTTCTTGTCTAACCATTCTTGAGGGTCTTCTTCCTTTGGAATAGTATATATATCTATGCATCCTAGCACATAATCAATTACTGCAATTTGCTGCATATAAGTATTGGATATTTACCACGACAATCAAACTTATCTATTCTATATCTATCATCTCCATAGTAATTTTTAAATTTATATCCTATGGACATAAATGGGCCTCCATCTAAATCTATAGTTTCTGGATAATTAAAATCATTACCTATAGCTCTATAATATGATTCAGGTAATATGAATTCTTGCTGTTCTGAACGTAATGGTTCATCCCCTAAACCATCCCACTTATTTTTGAATGGAATTAACATATGAGGATTATATCTACCATCTAGATATACTGGTTTAATTATTTCAGGTTTTTCCATAGCCTAGGAGTTATATTTTGTATTCCTTTAAATCCTCCATGTCCCAAGTTATCTATCTTATACAGTCTTTGATTAGTATTAGGATTATTAAGAGGACCACATTCTTCTATATATCTGCCTATCTTTATATAGTCTAGAGTATTTTCTTCTATAGGTAATACTGAACACCCTGTATACCAAGCAGTTTTTAACTCTGGAAACCATATTTTTATCCATAATGACCATGCCCTTACTTCTTCAAATGGACCTCCCATAAAACAAACACAAGTAATTCCTTTATTTCTAGTTATCATTTGATATAGATAAGGAGCAGACATCTCTAATCCTACATCCTTCCATAGATGTGGACTATGACATCCTTTACACTTATATGGGCAATTACTTATATTTATAGCAAGGGTTATTTCATCAGGAATTTCTGCTAGAACTACTTCATAATCAGTGAATTTCATAGAAGCGAAAATCTTCATAGTATTCACATGAATCTACTGAATAATCTGTATGCTCTTTTAACCATTCTTCAAATGTGTGAATACCATAATCTTCATCCCACAAGTCTTCATCTATATAGCGTAATTGATCTTGACTAAGATTATCAAAGTATTTGTCAAATTCTTCTGAATTATGACTTGCTACAAGCTTATATGTTTCTGAACCTGGAATTACAAAGAACTTAGTATCGTCTATACTTATTACATGTTCATCAACCTCTTCAATTTCTATATCTCCAGATAGATCAAATTGTTCTACTATACATGATAAAATTGCCTTTTGCAGTTTACTGTCGAAGTTTTCAATTCCTTTAATCATAGCTTTGTAATTTCAAATTTAATATCATATTGGTTCATAAGAACTCCATCATCTAAATATGCATATTCACCTCCTACATCAAGCATTGCCCAATTTTTAGTGATTATCTGTTTCTTACTATAAGTATGTCCAAATATCTGGAAGAAATCCTTTATGTACTTATTAGGAGTTTTTAAATGTTCATGCACATCTGCCCATACAGGACTACCATATTTATCTGGACCTCCTCTATAATAAGATACCATAGCAAGAAGTATCTGATTCTTTCCGTCGTTGAAGAAGCTATTTATAGTATCAGTATCAACCTGTCCATATTCTTCCCCAAGTAATTTAGCAAATTCATTATTTATTCCAGCATGAGTAAATAAAATATTATCTTGTTGATATGCCCATTGAAACTTATCTAAATTCTCATTGAAGTAAGCTTCTATATCATTATGTCTAAGAGTATCGTGCCTGCACCAATAAGAAAGATTCTTTCTATAATTTTCACACCAGTAAGGAAGGTCATGATTACCCCATAATAATATTACTTTATCTGGATATTTATCTCTAAATTCTACTATATCTATAATATTAGCAAGAACATCGGATTTACTAGCCTCTTCAGGATATGGATCTGTGTAATCTCCTAAAAAGACTATCTTGTCCCATTGTTCTTTGATTGGATTCTTCCAAAAATCCCTACCATGCACATCAGGAATTATTAGTGTTCTCATTCCAATTTATTATAGTTTTCTTTGTATAAGCTAAGGGTATGCTACTGAGGATTCCATATGGGGTTTCAGGATAAGAAGCAAGTTCTTTCAGTTCCACACTATATCCAAGATCTTTTAGTACCTTTACCGTTGTATCTTTTAAGTGATAATCTAGAGTTACTTTTAGTCCTCCATCATATGCACTTTTACGAATTATGTTCATTATTTGTAATAGCTCACTATTAGCTATTCTATTAGCTTGTTTTGCAGTTAACATAATAAAAAAGGCCGGTTATATACCGACCTTACTATATATTCTTTTAGTTTGTTCAATTTTTCTTGCATCTGCCCAATTTCTTATTCTAGTTAAATACCCTATAATTCTATCATATAAGTCTATACGATGACTTCCACATTTGGGACAAGTATCTACTGGACGCTTGCCTATCCAACCACAGTCTTGACATTCAGAATTGGGAATATTAAATGTAAAGTATTGACATCCTTCTTCAGCAGCAAATTTTAATAGTTTCTTACATTGCTCATAAGATGGATGATCAGATAAGTTGATATGGCAGGCAACTCCCCCATCTAAATGATCACCTATATAATCTTTACCATGTAGAGTAAGCTTATCTAGAATACTTGTATTAGGATCATTAGGCTTAAATACATAACTTGCATATAAATTAGTATCTTCTGGAACCCAGTAATTATCTTTCTTATCCCAGTTATAATTTTTAGCCGCAAGACTCTCTGCAGGGACCAGTTCGGTGTTAAATGTTACTTTATGTCCAAAATAAGTACCATTGGTATTACTATTAGACTCTTTAATTATTCCAAATATGGCTTGACAGAAATCCTGGTATTCTTTATTTACATTACATTTAATTCCTAGGAACTCGGCAGCTTGGTTAAGACCATTAAGACCTATAGTTAAATACTGTTTATTTAGAGAGATAAATCCACTATGATATACAGGAAGAAGGTGGGCTTCATACATATCCCATAAACATTCATTATATGCTATATGATATTTATATACTCTTTGTAGTATTTCTCTTATATATAAACGTAAACTATCATACTGATTACCTACTTTAGGAACTCCTCCTATAGATTTACACCAATCTTGAATAATTCTATTTAGGTTAAGTGTAATAACACTCTTTGAGCCTGTTTCCACACCCATGTTTCCATTAGTGAAATTGAACTCCTTAGTATCCACCTTATTCTTAAGTCTACAGCATGAGGATAGACTGTCCGCAGTATCTGAGATGTAAGTAAAGAAGCTATGCCCTCTCGCATACTCCTCAGCAACAAAGTTAGCATTTTCTTCATCAATAAAGTGTCCGTCTTTATAAATTAAAGCGAATGATTCTACAGGAAAAGTAAGTATTGTACGCTCTCTTTCTTTGTTAAACCATTGCATGAATTCTTTTTGCAACCAGTTAAGACTTTCCCATTTAGGAGTACTCATATCTGGAAACATAAAATTATTGAACATTGATTCAAAGAATGGCTTATCAAAATATGCAAAATTCACAAAAGCACTCTGCATACCTCTAGCTGCTGCAGGCTGATTTATACTATAGATAACCTGTTGGAAATACTGATGAATTTGTTTACGTATGGTCATTGTACGTTTAACATGTTCAGAAGTAGTTACAGCATCAGGCTTAGTATAGTATTCATCACCCCACTGTTTGCGTGCAAAGTAATCAAAGTAAAGTAGAAATTCTGGAGTAGCAACTGCACCAGCAAACTGGGATGCTACTGCGAATATAAGATTCACATACATTCCACAATAACTATCAAGATTTTTAGGACTAGCAGATAATCCACCAATATCTTTAATACCACCTTGTAAGAATGGATACATACTAATAGAACAACAATATGGAGCTATAGCCCCCATAAATCCAGATTCATCATGCTTATATATAATATGACTCTTTAGATCTCTTACATATTGTTTAGCATCAAAATCTGGAAATAGTTGTTTAAGTTTATCTTTAATCATTGCTCTACTTACAAGAATATTTTCCTGTTTATGCCCTTCAGCGTTTAGTACTCCTATATTCTTACATCCAACATTACTATTGTCATCAACAGTAGCATTAGCAGTATTACTAGAATTCTTGTATTTATCTATAAACGATTGTTTAGATTTAGCTAGTTCTCTAGCTTTATCGTGTTCCCATCTATAGAATAAGAACTCTCTAGCTACATCAGCATAATCCCAATCGGTAAGTACTTCAACAATCTGATCTTGTATAGCTTCAATAGGCATATTATCCCAGAAGGATATATCCTTACATATATTATCTATTACATAGTCATCAATATCGCACCATTCTGTAGAACAAAATGCCGATTTGATTGCATTCTTTACTTTTTGTAGGTCAAAGTCTACTAAATTTCCGTCTCTGTTTTTTACTTTCATTATTTCCATATTTAACACAAATATTAAATATAGTTTAAGTTTAAGTATTTTACAAATTTTTATAACGAATGTCTCTTACGAGTTCAACTCCCATTTCACCACCACTAATACAAGCTTGTTCTATTTCCTTTCTCCACAACGCTTGTTGTTCTTTCGTAAGTTGATTAAATAACTCACTTTCTATGTTGAAAGAATATGCTTCAGCATGAGATTTAATACCTGCTTTAATAGAGTCATATTGAACACACTGTTCATAAGGGTTTCTCACTTCAAGGGTATTGATAAGAGAAAGAATGTCTTCATAAGCAGTTATTTGACTTTCTCCAAATGCACCAATATAACCACTATTCTTTATAAGAATGTCTATTTTCTTCTTTATTTCCGCTACTAAAGCGGATTTTAATATATACTGTTCCATACTTTACTATCCCTTCATATATTCCACAAAATTTTTAATTGCTGTTGAAAAGTTTATATGAACTGCACCTCCAGCTAAAACGGAAACATCCTCAATAAATTGGATTTTTAAGTATTTCTCTGCTTTTTCTATAAAAGTGTCTGCACGGATGTACTCAACATCATTGACACCTATCCACATACTATTCCATGTATTAAGTGCTTTACCATCTTTGACATGAACATAAATCTTTTCTGGTACTTCCATAACTTTATTCTGTTAGTTTCTTTAATTGTTCTAAAATATTTGTCAATGTTACTTTAACATTTTCTGGCTTAAAACTACCATCTATAACACCTTGAAGAATATTAATTTCAGTATCACTCGGCTTCCATCTGTTCTGAAGTCTAAGGGATTTAAGCCATATATATTGAGATGAGTCTTTTTCAAAAGCATTGCAAATGTTTTTAATCATATATTCATCCTCTTCACTCAATTCTTGCTGTAGTTGCACTCTGTTTTTGAGTGATTCGAACCAATCAGAAAATTCTCTTCTTGAATCACAATATGGAGTAGAATAAATTAAATTATGTAGTCCTCTATACATTCTTTCATCCTCTTCACTCCAAGCATTCTTCTGTTTAATCTTCTTCAATTCTTTATTCTCAAGGTCAAATGTATATCCTGCATTAGTCATTGCCTTTTCAAGAATATCACGCTTTTCTTTGGTGGCTGGAATTACATATCCATCATTCAGTACAAGATAATGTTCACCCTCGAAACCAAACTTGTTATAAGAAGCATATTTATTAATTATCCCATTATTAGATGACTTGTAGATAAAGATGCAGTTTGCTGACCCATTATCCATAAAAAGCACATCGCCATCCCTTGCATCTTTGATAGTCCAAGGTCTGCAATAAATAGAAGGTGCAAATTCTAATTTTCCATTTCTTTCTAAACCTAAATTTATACAACCTTCTCTTGGAAGTGTTACAACTTTGTAAGTTCTGTGGTCATATACTACCCAATCTCCAATCTTAAACTTTGGCTCAATCTTATCAATGGGCTTATGTTCAACAGGCTTACAAAAATGAGGGTCTATACTATTGTAGTCTTGTATAGGGGTTTGTTCATCTTGCTTTTTAGCGGGCTTATAAGTTCCGTCATTTTGAACTACATTTAGCCAAAAACTAAGGCTTCCTATAAGTTCTTCTTTAGGAAGACTGTCAAACTTTCCAATAAGGGCTTGCAATCTTGTATCAAACTTGGTTGGATTTATTTCCATAGGTTCACCTTGCTTTTCAAGCCAAGCAAGTATATTAATACGTTCAATGCCATTCCAAACCTTGATTGTATTTAAAGACTTGAAAGCCCTTATCAGTTTTTTTCTCATTCTTTCATCCTCGGACTCTTTAAGTTCGGGGAACATTTCTTCTTTTAAGTCTTGTGTAAACATTATGTTTGCACCATCATATTTATGTAAAACTTTTAAAGCCTCGTCATAGCATTTTGCTTTTTGCTCTATAGTTAGTTCTTTCATAATTATATTCTAATTTCTACAACATCAGTTATTTCTTCGTCTTCCCAATCCCATTCATCATAAAAATAATGTCTAAGAGTTATTGTAAAATTATGTCCTTTGACATTGATGCTAAGGAGCTTATCAGAATCAAACTCCCCTAAAGTATCATCAGATTTTCGATATTGTATCATAATCACAACATTTTAAGTTCATTCAACTTTAATATCATTTCGTAGCAAGCATCAACAGGATTATCACAAGTTACTTCACATATATTTCCATGTCCATATTCTGCAAATTGTAATATCCATTTCCCTTCACTTGGAAATAGAATTGGAGTATATACTTGAGGCTTTATTTCACTTAAGTATTTAAGCAAAGCAGTAAGACTCCAAGCATAAATTTCATCTTCTCTATCACATACGGAAATATCATTGATTGGTACTATTCTATATTCTCTTTCAGTAAAGGGTAATATTTTCATATCCGCACTCTCAAGTGGCAGTATCTCTACCAACTTACGGCTCTGTTCTAAATCAGTATAACTTTTCATATTAAATTCATCTCCTTTAATTTAATAATCATTTGTACACAACAATCAATAAGACTTTCTTTTTCTCCAGTATTAATCATGTCATGCCAAGAGCCACTTAAACCTCGATTATTGCCATAGGCGATTTGATAAAGTGTAGTATTATCACCTCCATCATATTTACGTATATGAATTTGATAATGGCATTCAAACCTATTATCAGTAATAATCTCATTAGGTAATGTAGCAAGTAATGCTACAAGACTCCAACAAGGAATATAATATTCTTTACAAGTATAATCCTTCCAAGCGCAAGGATAAGGTGAATTGTTATAATGTAAAGTTTCATCATCTATACCCCAACAATAATCCGCACTTTCAAGAGGTAGTATCTCTGCCAGCTTCTTTGACTGTTCTATATTTGTATAATTTTTCATAATAAAATATATTTTTCCTCTTTTAACCAACAAATCATTTCAAATATGACATCTATCATGTTATCAGATTCTTCACAAATATGTATACTGACATCACAACTTTTGTAATAAGCAATCCATCTATCTAAGCCATCTTTTGATAGATAAAACTTATAATTATTTCCATCATCATCTACTACAGATGGCAGTATAAATTCAGATAATGCTGCAAGACTCCAACAAGGAATCCTTTTATAGATGGCATCATATGCTGAATTTTCAACTTCATAATCATCTTTGACAAAAGGTACAGAACCAATTGTTGCATTAGTTTCCTTAAGACAAAGATATTCCATATCCGCGCTTTCGAGTGACAAGAACTCAGCCAACTTCTCTGACTGCTCCAGTGAGGTAAAACTCTTAATCGTTGTCATAGTTATTTAAGTGCTTTAATTGCCCGGTTAATTTTATCAATAGCCCATTGAACGTTCAAATTTTGCTTATGCCCTCTAAGAAAATATTTTGCAGTATTCAATAACTGAATTATTTCTTCATCATCTTTGATTATTTTCATAATTATTCAAATTAAATTTTCCAAACAATATAAAACAGCTGTTTCACAAGCTTTTTCATATTTTGTATACTCTTTAGTAAGATGAATTCCTAAATACATTGAATCATTTTTGTGTTTTTTGTAGTAAACATTAATATTATATTTAAGTGTATTCTTAGTAATAACATAAATGCTTATATCTATATATATGTCATGTACTTCTCTCAACCACTTCATTGCCATTTGGAGAGTTGGAGCTAGCGCGTAAAAATCCTCACAAGGCTTTTCACTGTTAATATACCCCACATGATTAAAAGACAATTCCTCATCACTATCATATTTTTGATAGCATGATTCATCGAATCCCTTCTCTTTCAGTAGTTTCGCTGTTTCAAAACTAACGTAATCTTCTGTAATCATAACTATTCAATTCGTTTTATTGCAATTGCATTACCACATTTCGGACAGTCTACATATAAGACACGATGTGTATGATTCCAATTATAAGAAATATAAGTATCTTCATTATCGTAACTTAATTGTGATTGGCATACATCACATTTAATATAATTCTTAATAATTTCCATACTATTTCTCCTTTTTATTTATACATACCTTCTGGTGCTTCTAATGCTAGTCCTTTTTCAATTAAACCTCTATAGTCAAAATGATGAGCATTGAGCCAATCTATATCACCAGATTCTGACGCAAACATATCACCATCATATTGTATTCTATTATGATAAAAATCTTTTCTTTCTTCATCGGTCATACTTGACATTAGACAGAGATATGGCTTAACTTCTTCGTACGTAAACGTCCAGTCTCTTGCCATTCCGTGCATATTAGTGTCATAGTATGTACATTCTATGTTATACGAAGTGATAGCTTCTATATCAGCAATATAAGTGCCTTCTTTATGTTCGTTGTCACCATAATCGAGTCTGACTTGTAATTTTACACCGTATGGATGACGAGCAGAAAGTTCTTTAAATAATAAATCTTTATCTTTTTGTGTCATTGCTATTTATCTTTTAATTTAGCAATTAACGCATCAGCCTGCTCAACAGCTAATATAGCAATAGACTCCCTGTTATAATTAATAGGACCAAAGGAGCTCATTAATCCTTGCATGGCTGTAATGGCAGCATGGATTCTATAGTAATCCCAATCAATAATGTCATCTGTTTGCCAATGTTTATTGTTAGTAGTTTCAATAGGTTCGAAATCCCAATAATAGTTTAAGTGATTAAGTTCTGTATGCTCAACACCTTGTGAATCAATATAATTCACATAGTCAAGTATGTCACTTCTACTAAGAGGACTTCCACCATAACAAATTACATCTACTATTTCACCAGTCTTTCTTATTCTTGCTTTCATAATTATTTCTTTAGTTGTTTAATAAGTTCTTTTAGTTCCTTTTGCCTGCGTTCTTTGCAGAAACGACAGTTGCCTTTGTGACCAACTACAGAAAAACTTCCATCATTTAAGTATTCACAACTATCTACAACAACAACTTTATATTGTACACCATTACTATCTTTTTTATCAAGACACCCCACCATTATCAAGGCTGTAAGTGTTAATAGAATAATCTTTTTAATTATTACCATAATTATTTAATATTAATTATAGTATCAGTTATACAACTATCTTTATTCATTACATAATTAATCTCATACTTTCCTCGTAACTGATTATAGGCTCCTTCTTCTAATCCTTTAGTATGTGCCATATATACAAGCATCAATATTCCAACCCAGAGAAACACTAGACCTGGAAAGATAAATGATAATGTATCATCATTAATTACAATTAATACAAGAGAGCCTATAAGGCACAAAGCAATTGCTACAGTTAATATTATTATAACCATTTTACTCAAAAAATTTACATAAAGCAAATCATATACAGATTTCTATTAAATATGGAATTATACATCTAGTATTCTTTTTAATAGTAAAGTTTTTTCAACTTTATTCATTATATCCTTATCTTTATCATTAGATATAAGTTGTGTAAATGCATTATACACATTAAACATATCAGTATCTTGATCACGGGGTACATAATAATCAGAGGATTCTTTTTCAAATAGAAGTTTAAAGGCCCCTTCTACAACACTTGCTGCCAGTGATGCCTTAGTAATTCCATTATCATATTCCATAATCCAAGATCTCCTCATCCACATACCCAAGTGTTCATTAAGATTTTGAGCTGCACGAGAAAACTTTGTGGTATGTAACTTATTAAGGAAATCCTTTATGGCATTAGCTTGTTTAATTATTCCATCTAGAGGACGATAATCAATAGCTTCTTCTGGATTAAGCTCTCTGGCACTTAAAGCATCAGGACTGAATACACATAAATTTGTACAAGCTCTATTAAGTCCACCTCTATAAAACTTTATAATAGGTTTACGTACATCAAGTCCATATACCATACCAATTACATCATCATGATTATCAACACGATACTCTTGTGGAAGTACCCCTTGAATCCAGACTCTATTATAGGTAATATCTTGAGTATTTATTTGACCATCTTTGGTAAGAGTAATTTGAGATGGAGTTTCTACTTTAATTTCAAATCTCTCTGCAATAGTTTCAAGTCTCTTTATAAAAGGAGATACATAAGCCTCAGTTGGCCAATATTCTTTATTTTTAATAAGGGTTCCTTTACCCTGCATAAGTTGATCGAGTGTTACTTCCATTTATATAAGATCATTAATTTTAGTACGATACTTACTATCTATAAAACTATATGAGTCTTCCATTTTTTTATTAGCTATCTTATTAGCATAAAACATAAGATCTAACTTTTCTGATTCAGTTATATCAAAGTCCATACAAATATATTTATCATAATAATGTATGTATGGAGATTCTCTAGTATCTATTTCAATTCTTATTGTTTTATTATTATCATTTTCTTTATAACATATTGCAATACTATAGCTATATTTAGATACTGTTATATCTTCTAATGTATTGTCTAAGACCCTTCTTAAAAAGTCTATAATATCAGTTACTTCAATTTTCTTCATTTTCTATATAAATGGATTCATCAATAGTTATATCTTTATTTCTGTAATTCTTCCAATTCTTTATAACTGTTTCCTTATTAGAACATGGGCTAGGACCTAAATATACAGTTGCATTAAAGGCATTTAAATCTCTATTCCAGGAATAAAATTTTCCAGCAGCATCTAAGAACTCGAAGAATATCTTTACAAGTTCATCTGTTACGTAAGAAGAATCACAATCTGAATCTAAATAAAATGCTTGTAGTAATGATTGTATGGTCTTCTTTATATTATCTGGATGTATATACCCTCTATGTGTTTCTCCGTCAGATCCCTTTATATAAGATTCTTTTATAGGAGAAAGGCAATAATCCTTTAGTATATCTATAATATTCAAAAGATCTTGCTGAGAATCTATACAATAAGCGTCCACATAAGAATCAGCTATTTCTTTAAATACTTCTTGTGGAAGATAATAAAATTCATGAGGACGAGGTCCACAGAAATCTAAAACACTACCAGCTTTTTCTGGGGATTCCTTATATAAAGATTCCCACTGTTTATAGGCTTTTGAATAAAGTCTATTTTCTTCTATAAAGTCATCCCACTCGACAGCTGGCTGAACTTTACTATAAAGCTCTTTTAAGCATTCCAAAGATGCCATCTCTAATACTTTATGTCTAGTCATACTAGTTTATAAATTTCTTCAAGTGTCTTATTTAATTCTAAATCTCTTAATAAGGTAGTATGAAAATTAATATTATATTCTTGTATTGTTTTTCTTAATAAAGAGTCATCCCAAGTTCTACATGCTGATTTGCTAGATTTAGCAAATAAAGGGGAAAGAACACTTATTAAGTCTTCTATGTCATCCCTAAGTACATATACATAAAATTTTTCAGAATTAAGAATAAACACTTTAATAGATGGATCATTCTTATATAACCATAGGTATTTAAGTGCTTGTAATAACTGTTTCTTATATTGATTAATAGAATTACAAACTTTTCTTTTTACTTCTTGAATACCATAGAACTTTTCATCTCCATTTAAAGAAAAAGTCATATATCCATCAGTTGTTTCTCTTGACTTATAAAATCCCTTTTTAAGAGTAATTACTTGCATATTACTAGCTTTATAAGTCATTATCTTATATACATCTTCAATTACCTCCTCTAATTCAAAATCATTACGTTCTTCATCAAATATTTGATCTAGTATATCTAGACCACTAACAGGAATAAATTTATTTTTCATTTATACAGTTCCCACTGTTGGATTAGAAAAAAAAATGGGAGTCCGAACTGATTAGTCCGAACTCCCAACTGAAAACTCATATGTTAGAAGTTATAGATTAAGCCTCTACGCCAAATACCATATAGGTACCTACCTTAGAACTCTTTGAGGGAGTGTACTCTGCTGTGAAAGCGATAGGCTCTCCATCAAGTACCTGCTTAGTGTACTTACAAGTAATAGGATGTTTAAATCCATTCTTGTAAAGATCCTTAGCCATCTCCTTAGCCACAGCCTTAGTCTCCTGAGTCATACCCACTACTTCACCAGTTGTATCATCAACAAGCTCATATGTAGTAACGTACTTTCTCTTTCCTTTCTCGTTCTTAACATCGTTAATCTTATAGGGACGCTCTCTTGTGTCAGCTACTGCTGATTCAACAGTTACTGAGAAACCTACGCCTGCTGCAGACTTAGCTTTCTTCTGTATATATTCAAGAGCGAACTCCTTAATCTTAGCATCTGTTACGCCCTCAATTTGTTTCTTCTTCCAATTTTTGAAAGCCTGAGTAGCATCACCGATAATCTGGAATGGAGCCTTTGCTAGAGCCTCTTCTTTAGTAGCACCTGTAACTTCTAATTTCTTGAAATTAATAATTTTTGTTTCCATAATTCAAATAGTTTTTAACATTTTTTCGTATTATTCATCTTCATCTATCCAAATATACATTTGCTTATCCGTAAGGACAACTAAATGAATGTTAAATAATCTAAAAATATAAAATAATCTGAATTCTGCTTTCTTTAGCAGAACTGAAACAAATCTAATAACTTCATTAATCTAATACAAACGAATTGCTAAAATTTTACAATTTTTAACACTTAATTTTGTACTTTAAAAAGGCATATAAGTTTCCAATATATCACGACAAGTTTTAACCATATCTTTAGGAGCTATGTTAAAAGTTGGAAAGTCTTTACAGCCATAACCAAAACTTTCACACATAACAGCTAACCCTTTTACAAAGTCTTCTTCCATTCCAAGCTTATCACAGATTTTATATACTACTTGGTAATAAGTAACATCTGGTTGCTTCTTTTTCATAGAAGTGGTAATGTAACAGATTAAAGATATAAGTGCAAACTTGTTGTTAATATTGATATTTAAATTACCTAAGCTGAAATATTGAGCAAAAATTGCTTCAAGTTCTTTGTAACTTAGCTTCATAATAAGCTACTTGTCTTAATAACCATCCAAACTCTTGCATTCCTCTTAAAAGGTCTACTTTAGTAAGTTCGTAGGTTTTTGTAAAATAACCTGGAAATGTCTCTACTACAAGGCAATTACTCTTTATAGTAGGATTATATATATTCCAGAACTTAGCAGCAGCATGTTTCAGCAACCATGTATACATGCCAAGTTCTCTATAATAGTGGAAGAAATTAAAAGCTCCACTAGCAAATTCAGTTATATATTTACCAGTAGTCTTAACATCATTCACTGTTATAGTGTTATTTTCATTATCAATAGTAAAATTATCTAGTTTGGATTTTAAATGGAGTACTCCTTCTTTTTTACCATCAGGCAAGTCTACAGTATATTCCATATCCATAAGAATAGTAGTCTCATTCATAGAGATGGGATCTTCAAGTAGTCCTTTAGGATTAAGAAGTTCTTTAAATTTATTATTCTCGTTAAATGCTTTAAGAACAGAACTTAACTGTTCCCTCATTTTGGATGGAAGATAAATAGGAGTTGGACCAATATGCTGAGCCTCAAACATTGCTCTATCAATCCAGTACTGCTCACATTTTTCTTTAAGTACTTTAATCTTTTCTTCATTTATTTTGCCCTTATAATAATCTATCTCATTGGAAGCTTCAATAAAACAGTCATCTTCTAGAGCTGCAATGATTTCCCCTATATTATCACCAAGGGCTACAGGGTCATGCATATCTATAAAGTTATCCCATATATAATCAGCCATAAAACCTGCTTTTGCAGTAGGTCTATCTATATCTGTTAAAAAGAATTCAGTAGGCTGTAATGTTAATTCATGCACAGCACTTCCAAATATAAGAGCATCAGAATAAATCTTATTATTGCTTAATCCCTCAAAGAATTTAGATGGAGTTCCTCCTTCATCGGGATTTATGAGTTTCAAACGAGAATTACTAATGTACTTATTATAAGCTTTAGAGAAATATACTGCATCAGATATATTCTCCACCTTTATAGTTTCCGTTAGTGGCTTTAAAGTTACTGTCTTATAGACATCAATCATAAGAGGCTTTTAAAGTTATCAAACATTCCTGTATCTATAAATAGGTTATATGTATCTAATATTTCTTTCTTATTAAGAGTATATATCCTTCCTATAGGTCCCCACTCCTGATTGTCAGGTTGGTCTATAAGAAGACATGGAACACCAGATAAATTCAATTCTATAAAGTTAGTTATGGAATCGTCAACAAATACATCCACTCTTCCTTTAATCATTGTAGCTTTATTACCGTGCTGATAATACATTTGGTAAATAGGTCGATTAGGAAAACCATTTTCCACTAACCATTTACGAGTCCATTGTTTAGGGTTTACCCTCTTAGTGCAGTATAACTCTGGAATAAAGTCTATATATCTAAGCACAGGTAAGTTAAGCCAAAATTCTTTATCTTTACTAAGTATACGTTGAACATTTCTAGTTATTTCAGAATTTTTTCTTGGATTTCCAAATCTTTCTACATATGGATTCCAGAAATCATCTATTGTTCCGTCAAGATCAAGCCCTATTCTCATTAGTCATTCTCTACAAATTTAAAGTCTATTGGCCCGTGAAAGTCTAATTCAATATCCATCATGAGCTTTTCCAAATCTTTGTTTTCATAAATATCACTACCTATCCCGTTTACAAATTTATTATTAAAATTTGTAATAAAAAGATATTTATCTATATCACAATCATGTACTATTATTCCTAATGCTTTGTCACAAGAAGTAACAATAATGAATCCACAATCGAAGCTTACATTATCTATATGAATAGTAGGAACCTTAGGGCCTCTTAATACTTTAAATGTTGTCATAGGGCTTCAGAATCTTGTATATATTTAGATATAATTATTTCGTGATCTTCCATATATTGAAGAAAATCATTCCAGTTATAAAACTCTTCATCTATTTCAAATAAATCTCTAAATTTTTCTATTATTTTTTCTTTTGCTGCACTTAAAGATACAGCATTAACAGTCTTCAGATGATTACCAGAATCATCACAAACAGCATATACGTATGTAGTCATTTTAAAGTTAAAGCTAAAAGCTCTAAGAAATACTCTGTATCTATCATTACTATTGAACCCTTACTATTCTCTCCACCTTCAGGAGATTTCTTCCAAAATACGGCAAAGGGCTTAGTTTTATCAGTACACGCATCCCTTATAGCAAAATAAGATGGGGTATTTTGATATTGTTTACATTGAATATTTATAGGTAGTTTACCTTCAGTATCTATAATATCAATTTTATTATTATCAACTTTTTTAGACTCTCCTCTAGAGGTAACACACCCTGTAAATCCTATTTCTTTTAGCTTATTTATCACTTCACGTTCCCATGAAGCTCCCTTACTTCTAGATTTCTTAGCTTGATAAGATCGCTTTGTATGTTCATCTAACCATTCAAAACAGATTTTTTCTTTACCTCCACATCCTGCTTTATTACATCTGATTTTAATAGCAGCAATGGAAATACCTGTCTCTTTCGACGCTTCTTCAATGGAAGCAAATTCTTTAATACTGCCATCTTTAAAAATAGCTTTACATGAAGTATTCAATTCCTAAGTTTTCTTCATTTATATTTAAGAATTAAATCTTTAATAAATTGTTTAGTTTTTTTCTCACCATATCTCTTTCTAAAATCAGAAATATCCTTAGCATTATAATGTCTTGGTATCCATGTATACAAAAGTTCTGGGTGAGACTTCTTAATCTTTCTCATATTACTTATGCCTGGAAGATCATTGTCATATAAAACTACAATGTACTTAAATTTAAGTTTAAGTTCTTCTAGCATCTTATCTGTAATAAATAAATTTTCACTATTGGGAGCAATAGCCTTAATGCCTAGACTATATAGACACATCACATCTTTCATTGACTTTGTGATAACTAGTAACTTTCCTTCCTTAGGTAATTGTTTATAACCTTGTACTTGTTTTGCTTTCCAATTAGTGATAAATCTGTATTGTTTCTTCTTTGGAAAATAAATTCTCCAAAGTTCTATATTATCCTCTTTACCTCCATAATAGCCATATGCAGGGCATCCATTACTTGATGACATAAATAAGCTTCCATTTAAAAAGATATTCTTACAAGAATATACATGAAACTTCTTTAGTATTTTCTCTGTAATTCCATACTCACCCCACCATTTAAGCTCATCATCTTTAAAGTCTTGTATTTCTACTTGTATTAAAGCTGTAGAAGAGGCTTCAAATTTAGGTATATTTTCTCTTATGTTACCTTGATGTTTTACATATCCAGGAGTTTTAATAAGATTAAAATCATTAGCAATAGTACGTAAAGCCTCATTATAATTAAGGCTATACTTGTACATTACTACAGATATAAAATTACCATAAAATGAGCCATTAAAGTCTTTAAAGATTAATTCTCCTTGTTTATTTCTATAGAAAGAGCAAGTAGGAGCATTATCTTTTCTGAGTGGTGAGCAGAATAATCCCTTTTTAATTGGAATGCCTAAATAAAAGGACATATAGACTTCTTCATTATTATAATTAAGTAAAAAATCCTTAGTGATTTTTGGTTCAAAATAGAAACTAAATTCTTGCATAATGAACCTTAAATATAAGGATTAATTTTTAACAAAACAAGGGGAGATTACTCTCCCCCTGTCTTAACTTAATTAAGCAACCCTTCAAAGTCATCTATCTCTTCTTTAGGAGCCTCAGTAGCTGGAAGTTCATCAACAGAAGCTCCTACAGGAGGCTCTACAGTATCCATATTAGTGGGTCTAGCCTCAAGATACTTCTTCTTCTGTTCTTCCTCATAAGCACTAAAGAATAACTTATCTCCTATAAAATTATCAGCAGTAAACGATTCTCCTTTCTTATTAACTCCTGCAAACTTAGGAAGACAAGGTATATAACGATTAGTCTGTGAATCTTTACGTCCAGTAAGCTTTAAGTGGGTAGTCTTACCCTTAGCTCCTTCAAGTAATTTAATAACTGCATTACATAACTGTTCGAAGCTTGTTACTTTTGGTGCAATCTCAACCATCTTAGGCATTTTATCTGGTGCAAGAACAGCAAATAGCTGAGCAATAAAAATACGAAGTCTCTCCATTGGAGAAGCAGATTCATATTCATGCCCATCAGCACCCTTGTTCTTATATCTCTCGGTACCCTTTTCTCCGGGATTAAATACCCTTTCCTCATAATATCCATCTTCATTTTCAAAACGGATAGTAAGAGCCTCATATACTTGATCTTTATTTTCTTCTTTCTTACCATTAAACTTCTCAAAGCGTGCCTCTACAAACTTTACTTCATAAATATCCCAGGGACGAAGACGACGATTACCACCTGCTGTTGCTTGTACTTTATCAATTGAACCAAAACTAAATGTTGCCATAGATTAAATTATTTTTAAAAATTAAAGTCAATATCATCTGCTTTTAATTCAGTAGCATCTCCATCCACAATACCTATTAGATCTTCTGGACGTCCTATTTCTTCTAATTCTTCATCTACAACTTTAACATTATCATCTTCTTTTTCTTCTGGAATAGGCTTATCTCCTATTAATTCAAAGATTCCTTCCTTATCTGTTTCTTTTAGAGAAAATACTGTACCATATTCTTCAAGTAAGTCATGGTTCTTACCTCTAAAACTTACTGTATTAGATTTAGTAAGTTTATTACCACCTTGAGTTCCAAAGGCTGTATTACAGCCTATTACTGGTACTCTTGCTTTATCTCTTTTCTCAAACTTTATATCTAGTCTATCATCAGCTTCAACACCTAATAATTCGATAGCTGCAGTATTTAGACTATACTTATTATCTTCTAGAATAAGCTCAGGTTCGGGATTTTCATCTTTAGTGCTCTTTTTAGTAGAGCTAGTCCTTTTCTTTGCTTTAGGAAGATCATCATTAATAACCTCCCTATTAATTACTTTAACCTCCCCGGTTTCATCATCCTGCTCATATGTAAAGAGCACTTTAAATTTCTGAATCATTCGCCTTCATTATATTCAGTAATTTTCTTGATTACATAATCTAGGTCATTGTCTATAAGTAAATCTTCAAATAATCCCATAGGAGATTTAGCTGTACAAGTTCCATCTGAATTAGTTAGGAATTTATATTGTACATTATCAGAATCATCTTTAACTACTCTGGTAAATAAAACATAAGTAAATAAGCCTTCTAATGTAATAACACTATCTAGCATTTTACCTTGAGTCTTTATCTTAAAATAAGGATTAATATTATCTCCGGTATTTTCACTATGAGTAGAAACTACTATAAATAAGTCATCTCTCATATCCATTCCAGTCTTCAAGGCTTCATAAGCATGCTTAGCCATATCAGTAAACTTGGAATAACCTTTTTCATCTACTCTAGCCATAGCTTCGAAGGCCTGTAAATATTGAAAATCATCAATAACTAATACCTTTACTTGAGGCATTTTAATATTAACAATCTTCATCATTTGCTTTATAGCCTCGATGTTAGATGAAGTATAAAAATTACCGGACATCTCTTTAGTTTCCTTATTAACCTTAAAATCAGGATACTTCTTCTTAGCACCCTTAATTCCAGGTCTTTTACCTGTAGTAGAAATAATAAATGTTTCTTCTGGATTTAAATTTCTAATAGATGTGGTTTTACCAGAACCACTTTCTCCTACGATAGCTATCATTTCAGCCATTAATCACATTGTAAAATTAAAATTAACTACGTTTTCATCTAAATTTTGAATATCTTGTAACATATAACTAACATCCATGTAAGGGTCATAACATGTAATTTGATCACCTTTGGGTAATTCCTTGAATAGTCCAGCTTTTCCATAGAATGTAGAGCCTATTTGAATTTCAGACTCTCCATATCTAGACTTAAGTACAGAGATACTTCTAAATCTATCTTCAAGTTGGGCAATATCATACTTCTTGTACTTATTAAGCTGTTCTCTATAAGGTGAAAGTATACCAAGAATAACCTCAGCATCCTGTGATGGATTTCCACTATCTTTGATATCACTAAGTTTAAGATCAATCATATCAAGCTTTCTTCTATCAGTAGAAGTAGAGTCTCTATTAATCTGCATTAGAACAAGTGGACTTATTCCACATATATTTCTAAATGTTAGGAGATACTTACTACATAAATCAATCTCACTTTTGAGAGTAGACCCCTGCCCTGGGCGTACCAAGCCAATATGATCTAAACATACAAGAATGATTTTATCAGGATTATTAGGTTTAAATAATATTCTTTTATCTGTATTTATAAACTCACCCTCTTTTTCTAGTTCAGCATGAAGATTAGCATAAAGAACTTGGGCATTTAAAGCTCTGTCATAGACAGTAATTTTCTGTTCTACTTTAGTAAGCCAAGGTTGACACTCCAGAACTATTTTATATAAATCATCATTAAGAATATAATCCTTTTTACGGGACATAAGTTCTTTAGGAGATACTTCTATCTGATACTCGTCCCATATATGCATACATAGGAGTTTTATAAGTAACATATTAGCAGACATCTCCAATGAATAATAAATTACTCTAAAGTTATCATCATCTAAATGCTGTACAAGGGGTTTATATATAAAAGAATAAAGAGCAAATGTAGTTTTTCCACTTCCAGTTCCACCAAATAATAAATAATAAGTTTCTCTGGTAAGTCCATCTATTATGCTCTCTAGTTTTGGCATACCTATTGATATACCCTGGTTATGGCCCTCACGACCACGTTTAATAAGCTCTAGTAATGACTCTGTAATCATATAGAGCGCATAGAGTTATAGTTAATATCTGTCAATTCTCCATTTTTCAATGCTTCTATTTCTTCCCATTTCCTATCTATAAGGAATGTAGCAAGGGAAAAATTTATAAATGTAGTATTATTTTGTGCCCAATCTAATAGTTCAAGAATATGTTTATGAGTTTCATTATTCCAACGTATCTGTTTACCATAATAGCGGAATGCATCTTCTAAAGTATTAAACTTCTTAGATACTCCACGTATAGAAACAGTTGCACCTTGAATTGTTGTAAACATTGGATATGCCTCATAAAGTTCTTGTCCCATATCAAAAGCACTTCTATACAAAGCATTTTCAAAATTCTTACTAAAAGGAATAGCTGCAGGGTCAAATCTTTCTCCTTTAGCTGGAATCTTATAAGATTTAAGGATAATTCCTTTATCTTGTAGAGATTCTAGATTTCCTCTAAAACTGGACTTATTATCTCCAATTTGTAAGAATTTAAATAGATAATTTTCAGGATAACCTTCTTTTGTAATAAAGATTAATCTAACTATAAAAAGCTCATCAGGAGTAAGTTGGTACTTCTCTAGTACAGCTATCTCCTCATCAATATTTAAATTATATTTATTCAAGACAGTTTAAGATTAAAATTATTTCAGTCTAATCTCTCACTGTAAAAAGGGATTACTCTTCCGAGTCGGGATTCTTTACATATGGTGACATGAAGAGCTTTGATAGCTCATTATATCTAACTAATAACTTCTCCATATCGTACATTTTATCATATAATTCTGTAAATTTTTTATCTTGATAAGTAGATACTATCTGCTCAAGTATGAGCAATTCAACCATTTCTGAACCCTTCATAATTCTTAAGGAAAGTTATTAAATCTTGTTCTGCATCTGCTGCACTTTTAAAATATTTATCTGAAAATATATATCCTTTATCTATTGACTTAACTCTCCAGAACCATTTACCTGTTAGAGCTAGGAGTATTAATACTTCTGAAATTTTCTTCCAAAAATCAGAACCTAAATACGAACTTGGCTGCTGGTCTGACATACTCTCCTGGATCTTCTCCTTTTAATACTTTTTCAAGACCTTGCTCATCAATAACTTTATAGTTCCCATCGGGGTGGGCAGTCGAGAACCATTTGGTCTCAACAGTATTGTTAATAATAAGATTAAATATTTCCGCCTGTTTACCTGGCTCATATCTAATTACTCTTCCTACTCTTTGGACAGCTTTTAATTTAGCAGAATCAAGTCCTAGTATAATAGCAACTGAAAGTCCTTTTACATCAAGACCTTCATTTATTTTTTCACAAGAGTTAAGTACACCAGTTGGACTGTTATTAAAATCTTCTAATATAGAAGCTCCTCTCTTTTTAGATACTTTTCCTGTGTATACTTGCCCATAACCTATTTGCTCTGCTATTGCCACCTTCTTAGAGAAAGTTACTATTTTCTTATCTAAACGAGCTTCTATTATTTTTTTAGCTAGCTCTACTTTCTTTGGATGTTCAGTAATAAACTTCTTCCTAGCTTGCATTAGTCGCATAAATCCCATAGCATGCATAGTAATATTAGCTAGAGCAGACTTACGAAAATTTTCAGAAGCATCAGGAGGACATATCTTATCTCTATAAGCTTGTCTATTTTTCCAACCTGTTGGACCTTTCATTGTCTGAATAAGCTTCCAATCAAAGTTAAAAAACTCATAATGTTCTGTGAATTCTCTATTCATTCTGTTCCAATCTTCTATATTATCTACATCTATAAGAACTTCATACTCTATATACGGAGCTACCCATCCATTAGCAAGTGCATCTTCTAAGGTGATAGTATCAATTACTGGACAATATTTAGCAAGGAGAGCTTCCTTACCATCTAATCTCTCAAATGTAGCAGTTAGTCCAAGTATATACTTATATCCAACTTGCTTAAATATAAGAGAAAATACATCAGAAGCATATCTATGTACTTCATCCAGTATAATCATATGATACTGCCTTTTTTGCTTTACTGCTGTATTAATAACCATTACATCACAATTAAGTCCAAGACCTCTCTCATCAAGTTGCCTCTTCCATTGTTTTTGTAATGCATCAGTCGGAACTACAACTAATATTCTAAAGTTAGAGTAGTGCTTTATAATTGTTTCAGCACAATTAAGTCCCACTCTAGTTTTTCCAAAACCAGTTGCTCCAACTATAGTACCACAACATTTATTCTTAATCCATTTTACTCTACATTCTTCTTGTCTAGTTGTTCTATCAACTGCTTTAAATAATTCCAGTTGCATTTTCAATAAGACCCATTATCATATAAGTAAGAGTCTCTAACATAGGGGGAAGCCATGTTGCTTCCCCCAGCGTCCAAATAATTTTATTGAGCATTCATATCAATACCTTTAAGTTCTGCAACTTTCAGGATTTGACTTTTACGCTCTTCCCATTGCTTGATGTGCTGTTCAACTTCTTCCTCGAAGAAGAATAGAACTCTATCTCGAAGTGTTACAAGCTGGTCAGTAGTCAAATCAGAATATTTGCGACTCTTACTCTTTAGATTCAACATAGCACGAAGCTCTGTATAATTCAATCCCTTTGGATTTATATAGAGACGAATTACAGACTTTAATCCATGACGTTCACGGATTACTTCTAATCTATCTCTTGTCTTACCATTAGCATCTTTCTCTGTTAAATCCTTCATTTCTGCAGGAGTAAACCAGAGTCCGAGTTTCGTGATAAAATTCAAAGAGAGATGTTTCTTGTTAAAATCTCCAAGAGTTCCAAGACATGCATCCTGAGCTAGAGCAATAGTTACATCACGGAACTCTGTAGGAACTCCATTTGTAATCTGCCCAATGGGATACTGATCGAGCTTATCCTTCTCGAACATTTCACGGTTATTAGTTAGTATGGTTCTGATATCCTGTTGATATAGATAACGAGGATACTCCTTTCGAGGACTAGGAGAATCCTTTTTATACTTGTTCTCTAACCAACGAACATAAAGTTCTGCATTACATTTATCTCTCTGTTCTTTAATAATAGAGAGTAATGTATATCTGCCAGGATTATCTTTATCCTTACTATACAGCATAGAATTACAATGCGCGAGGAACCGTCTCAGTTGCTCTTCAGTAGCATCCTTCAATGCTACCTCTTCTTGCACTATTTTCCCATTTACTTCCTTCTTTGGACCCTTCCAAACGAAAGTATTAATATCATTACTCTTCGTAATTTGTGCTGCTGTTAATTTATCACCTAAAATTCCCATTAAATTTTTATTGTTTTACTTTGTAATTATCATAATCTATTCTCTTTTTGGTGATCTATTTACATTACAAAATCTGCAGTAAATTCTTTAGGTTTAGCTATAAATTTCATGAATTGAGACATTGTATATCTGTAAAACTGAAAATTATTACCATCAAACCACTGACTTTTACCAGCTACATGGTCTTCATAAGTTAGAAAGCCCTCTTCTCCTATATTAATAGCTCTATGATCCCAATTAGGACACCTTGTAACCATTTTATACTTGGTATCCCATTTATGCTCTTCAAGATTTTCAAAGACATAAGTGGTATAACCTAGACCCTCGTCTAGTTTTGCTCTTAATACAGATAGAATAGTAGTCACTCTCTATACTGCTTACAACCATATTTGGCAAAGTCAGATTTACATATCTCAATACCCTCAAAGCATGGAAACCTCTTACATTGTTTACAAGACCTGTTAAGGTACTTGTATTTTACTCCTTCTGAATCTTTATCAACTCGAACGTGTTTCATTTAATAAGGATTAAAGCTAGTATTGCTGCACCTATAGATCCAAACATTCCAAATTGATATATTTTGCGTTTTTTAGTTTCTTTCTTTAAGTCCTTATTAAGGGACTCTAACTTACCAAGATAATAAATTTTATTTGATTCTAAAAGCTTAGATTGAACAGAATCATTCTGCTCATAATTTCTTATGAGTTTCTTATATTGCCGAGTTTGACTTTCTAATAGGTCAACTTTTTTTAACAGCATATTATGCTCAGCAAAAATAAGATTAGTATGCTTCAGTTGTTTCGAAGTTAATAGTATCAATGAATCGTCTACTATCTTTGGATAAGTAGTTTGAGAAGAACACACAGTCGGAATCAGGAGACTGAGTAACAATGCGATCATGAACTTGGATATACTTCTCATAAACGTGCTCAATTTCAATTTCAGTTGTATCTATTATTATTCTAATACTATCATTAGCCCTTCTTATTGAGTCAACTTTACTAGAAAGGGAGTCAATCTCTCTTAGTATTTGATCTTCTTGAGTATCAATACGAGGTGAGAAATTGACTACCCAATAATAGGCACAGCCATATATTATAATTAAAGCAACTATGAGTATCCACCAAGATTTACTCATTTACCTTCAAAAACATGAGGGTGACCACCTTCTCTGCGTCTTCTTGACTTAGAGAAATGACCTGGTCAGCAAGATTCTTGAGTTCTTCAGGAGCTTCTTCAATAAACTTCTTCTTTTCTTGGTTTAGTTCATAACGAAGCTTCATCTGATTGTACCCCTTAATAGCACATTCTGGGTCATCAATCACATGTTGTACTTCTTTCTGAAGAAGTGCCTTCACAAGAGGTTCACTAATTAGGCCACCACGAGTTGCGAAGATTGCAGCTGACTTAAGAATTTTATCAGCCTTGAAGCTCTTAGCTCTATTAAGAGCTATCATCTTGCCTCTCTCTTCGTTCCACTCATCACCGGGTTTATTACCCGAGCCTGGATTGCATACAGATATTCCAATGAATACTGCACGTGGAAATTCAATATCATCAACCTCTAAGTCACCACTATAAGATACAGCTCTTAATGTAGTTTCATTGAAATTACTTGTGCTAAGAGCACATACAACAAACGGGTGTTCAACACCTACGAAGTCAGTGATGACTCCTTTTTCGAACATTGCTACGTCCTTTTTCATTTTTCTTAATTTTTGGATCATAAATAGGTAAGTTATTATCTGTAATATATTGCATTGGAGCACCTATCCAAACTATAGATTGCTCTAATAAATAATCTAATTTCTTTATAGTCCTGTACTTTAGCGTTGCTAAAGGCTTGGAGGACTTAAAGAATTTAGAATTAACCAACTCCACCCTCCCTTTAGCTGGTAATGCTTGTTTACCATTATAAAGTTTGTAAGTAACCACTTCATAAAGAAAGAATGGAGCTGGATAAATTCTACTTCCATCTAGTGTTAGGTAACTCGCCGAAGGAGTAGGTTTTGCCATTCCATGTGTACGATATAACCAGAGACTGATGGGCTTTATCCTTAAATACATAGTATTTAGCTAGTATATAAGGAATATCCGACTCACAGACATTTTTATGAGAGAAGTAGGTCTTCTTTTGTTCATTTCCGTGTTTGTCTGTGAATTTAAATTTATTGCTAGGTCGGATTCTAACAATTAATTTCGAGAAGAAGGGAGAGCGACTAGGTGCATAAGGCCACTGACGTGGAAGAATAGTAGTGCATCTAGCTTTCATAGCTTTTAGCATTTCCTTTTCTTTCTTAGTTTTCTCCCATACTTTAGGATCCCGCCCTTCATAAAGAGGTTGGCGCATACCCAAAGATACCATCAAATCATGATCGTGGACATCTATCCACTCAACCTCCTCTACTATAGGAAGTGTTTTCTTAAAATTGTTCATTAGCTTTAAATTTTAGTTTCTTAAATTTCATCCTCAGCTATGCTTCAGAATCTTCAATAGTTTCTTCTACTGGAGAAGGATTAAGTTCAGCCTCTAAATCAGAATCCATTTCAAAAACAACTTCCTTTTTTGGCTTCACTTTAATTGTCTTGTTAACACTCTGGCAAACTACGCATCTGTATTCGCCAGTTTCTTGATTAAGATAGTGGTGAGTGGTTCTACCACATTTAGAACACTGAATATCAATCAGTTTCTTAGGTTTTACAGATTTCTTTTTCATAAATTTTGAAAACTGTGTCTACTAGGTTTTTAATTTCATCGTTTAATCTAAAATTATAACAATCATTCCAACTTCCTTCATCATATATCCAACGAATATCCTCAGAATTAACATTATTAACAAGTATGAAAGGATCACCTTTACTCTTATTAAGTATTCCGAGACCTTTTACTTTTAACGTATAATGAGAAGCTGTTTCATCTCCCGTTGGGAAATTAGTCCATCTTTCTATTATATTGTTATATGCTTCTTCTGCATCGCCTTCATCATTATAGATAACAAGGGAATATGGAATATTTAATCTCTCTAAGTTATATGCTAAGCAATATGTCAGCCAACAGCAACCACCCCAATTAATGTTGTAGTTCTTATCTAAGAAAGTAAAGAGCCTATTTAACTCAATCTTCAGTTTTTTGGTCTTCCAAGATGGCTTCATCAATATAACTTTTAATACTTTTTAGTTCAGCTATATACTCCTTTAGATACTGTTTCATTGAAACAACATCTTCAGTATGTCTACAAGCTATTCTAAAATTAACTATAGATTTAAGACAACGTCCTAGTGTCATACCGTAACCGGCATTCACAAACTCTTGTCTAGCAACTCCACCTTTTGGTTTTATAGTCTTTAGCAACTCTAAATCCCAAAAGCATGAACTCTGACTAATTTGAGTCATTCGAAAATCCTTTTCTTCAATCGTCATAAGTAGAATAACTTACAGCCTCAAATACAAGTTTTAACTCATGATCTTCATCTGGATTAAAAGTTAATAAAAATCCTCCAGTAGCACAAAAACAATATTCATTATCTAATATCCTTTTTTCTATACTAGCATAAAGACTTTTAACTACAGAAATCATGTTTTCCTTCTTAGGAGTTCCATTAATTCCTGCCCATCTCCATTTAAGTACATCCATACATTTATGAACAGCATCAAAATCAAAGTCATCAAGTAACTCTTGTAACTTAGATGCATAATGCTCTTTTTTATCCACAATGTATTTAGAGGGAACTAAATATAAGAAAATACCTGCGTGTATTACAGATTTTACTTCACTGCCATACCAAGGTTCATTTGAATACTTAAGTGCTTCTTCGAAAGTAAGGACTCTATAACTTTCATCAGACATAATTAATCAGCTTTTCAATCCATTTTAAAGTACTAATCTCTCCTGATTTAATTCCTATATAAAGGCAATATATACATACACCCAACATAACTAATGCTGATTCCCAGCTAGCCAATGTTAGTAATGCAATAACATAATATACCCATGTAGGAAGTTTATCTCCATTTAATTTGGTATTAAATGCTAAATATAATAGCACAACGGTAAGAATAATACTTATAAGCATTCCTAGTAATTTTAATTTTTAAAATTCTCTTTGCATTAATTCTATAATATTTAATAATAAAACTTTCTTTTTAAATCTAACATCTGGATAGCTATCTAAGCTTTCTATTATAAATAGAATTTCAAATGATAAAAGTACAATTATATTAAAGATAGGAACTAAACACGCAGCTACAATTATAGTCCATCCCCATAATGGAAGCTTTAGTGGGGCCCAGCCGTTAAGCGTCTTGACCTCCATAGCTTTCACAAAATGTACAAATACCAAAAAGCATGCTACACTTAATAGTACAAATATCATTTATTTGGAAGATTAAGTAACATTTTAGAATCACCTCCAGCCATAGTAGTAGGAAGAGTTCCATCCCATTTCTCTATCCACATTTGCTGTAGAATTGCAGGAGTTAAAGCTTGAGTTCTAAGTTCATTAGCTTGCTTTTCTGCTTCTGCAGCAACAATTAACTTACGAGCCTCAGCCTCAGCTTTTCTTACCTCATTTTCTACTCTTTGAGCATCCTGTACAGCCTTTGTTTTTGCATCAATAGCATCTATAATAGACTGTGGATAACTTAGTCCAGAAGTAAATTGGTCAAGTACAAAGCCTTCTTTTTCTAAGTTAGATACAAGTCGCTTTTCAATAGCATTCTCTACTTTTTCTCTATTAGAGACTATTTCATCAGTAGTAAATTTATTAATTTCAATACGACAGGCATCTTTAATATACTTGAGAACTGGACCTTTTATCACTTCATCAAGTCCCTTTCTATACTTTTTAAATACTTGAGGTGCTTTACCATCAGCTACTTTAATATTAACATTAGGATCAATAGTAAAGAGAGGCCCATCCTTAGCATTAATAGTAAATGCTTCATAATCAATGGTTTGGACGTATGTTGGATACTCAAAGATTTGCTTAGTCCAGGGATTGTACCAAACCCATCCTGTTACTAAGTTAACTTCACCGATACCTCTGTCATCTCCATAAAGAGAAACTTCAATACCTTCACAACCAGCGTCTACACGCTCAACACAACTTGTCATGCCCATAATGGCAAACAACACTACGAATAAAATTCCTAAAAGTTTTTTCATTTTTTCCAAAATTTTAAATTAGTAAATGCTTTTGTTTTAACGGAAATAAAAACTATGATTAATACTAGAAATGCTCCAGCAATATTAGCTATTGTATTAGCTAAGTTTAGCCATCCTAAGGCTAGGTCTAATCCTAATATGAACAATATAGCCCATAAAAGGATACAAAATGCTTTAGTCCAATTCATTTATTACAACATTCTGGGTCATGTACTACAGAACACTCCTTATTATAAACAGTAAATAATAGGTATCTATGATTCTTATACTGAATTTCTTTTACATTCGCTGCAGGAGAAACTTTCCCATTTATAACTACTGGCTCTTCAGAATATCTGCAAGATACCATGGTAAGTAGCAATACTACTAAACAAGCAATCTTTGTCATTTGTTCTTAGAGCCAGGTTTTTTATGTAAATGACCACTTTCTTTGTTCTTACCACCACGTGCTTCCCAAGCCTTAATACGGGCTTCTAAGTTTTTAAGTCTCTTTTTGTACTTCATAATAAATAATTTTTAGGATTCATGTAAATCTATGTAATTTTTTAACAAATCTATTATATCTCCTAGAACCATTAAGGCCCCTGATCTGAATGATTTTGAAACTACATCTTTAAATTCTTCTGGAATGTCTTTGATGTATTCTTCAATTCTTTCATCTAAATTACTTACTAGTCTCTCAATAACTAGTTCCGGAAATAAAGGTAATTGTTTACACATTGGCAAAAAACGGACGGGGGCCGAGTATAAAAATACCCGACCCCCGTTTATAATAATTCCTGACTAGCTTGTACAGCTAGTTCATCACAGAGATTATTATAAACACTATTAGAATGTCCTTTTACGTGTTCAAAGTGAATTGGTGTATTTACAAGTTTTGAAGCTTGTTTAAATACCTCATCGAATTTCATCCAAAGTTTAACATTCTTTTTCCTTTTCCATCCTAAAGTAGCACATCCTATAACGTACATACTATCAGAATAGATAGTTAAAGAATTAATTGGATTTTTAATAGCTCGTAAAGCAATTATTACAGCTATTAGTTCCATTCGATTATTTGTTGTATCCTTGAAACCTTTAGAGTATTTACTCTTATACTCTCCGTCTCGAAGAATAACAACTCCAATTCCACCTTGATTTCTAGAGCTACTATAAGCTCCATCGGTGTAAATTACATAATCTAACATATTTAAAATAATCTAATATATTTTCTTTTCCCTCCAAATGTGAACCACAAGAAGGGCTTGTCATATCTACAGTCTAAAATATTCCACATAAATGGAATTGCACAAAATATAATTAATAAGTAGTCCATACATACAAAAAGCCGAGATAGACTCAT